AACAGCTGCTTTATCTTCTGCTTGTACAATTATGCCGAGGTGGTGAGGAGGGAAAGAGAAATGGGACAAGTGGATCAATAAACACCTTGGCAATGGTCTTCAACTGTTCAGAATTGGCTGGCAATACTGTTCACTTTTCGATGGCAATTTACAGACGCTCGCCGTTTGTCATTTAATTACTTCCATTTTTCACGAATTCTGTTGCAAGCCTATCGCTCAATTCCGACAATGATTTTAAAAATCCGAGACAGCTATATTCAAGATTATGGGTAAGGCTGTTCCATCGCATAAAACCAAGCAAATGTTCACGAATTTCGCCATTGACTATGGTTTTGATATTGGATATATGACGCTCCGTATGCAACATCTGAGTCAAACGCGGGCTTCCGCCGTTATCGATATTCACGAGTAGTCCATATTTCGCTCCCGAAACGAGACAATAGCCAATGAGTTGCGACCATTGGTTTAATCCAGCGCTCTTAACAAGCTTTACCTCTAAAATGAGAAGCTCGAATTTTATGCCATCGGTGATTAATGCGAATATGTCAAGGTTTAAGGGTGGAACACGTTCTGCAAATTTCGCAGCGCAAGAACATTCATCGGGGTGTTCGAAGATGATGCGGTTAAGGTTTGATTTCAATTCCCCTATTCCCCAAAAGACATATAGTTCACGGCGATTGCTCGCTAAAAAATTGCTCCTTAATTGAGCTTCAATAAAATCCTGTATCTCCGGATAATATGATACTTCATTACGATCGACCATCTCTTAAATCCTCTTCGGTTATCTTGCGGACGCATAGTTTATAATCGTTATCGGGAGAGATCGAAATGAGTTTTTTATATACGTTAGGGTTTCGTGCACCGATCAATGCCCCCCGCCCGTTTTTCCCCACGATCACTAAAGGTGTCAATAGATCGGGCTTGCGTATCTCAATCGACAAATCCGGCTTAGAAGCTATGTGGCGTTCAATCAGTTTTATATAATTCCCTTTAGGGCGCATGCCGTTTAGCTCATCATCTCCCGCCACTACATAGGCGATACCTTGAATAATTTCAGTTATGGGATAGCCGCTAACCCTGTCTATGTCTCCATACAATAGGTAATTTTGATCGGCTTGAAATCTATCGTATAGCGATTTGACTGTTAAATTTAATATTGAATAATCTCGATTCGCCAATAAAGGATCGGCTTCGATAATTTCATAAATCCTATCGTTTTTATCCTTGCATAGAATCGGGAACGGAATTATCAAATCTCCCGCTTTCGAAAATAAATCCATAATCTTTTCATATGGTGCATGTTCGCACCCTAAAACAGCGCACACATGCCTATTATGAATGAAATGTCCATTGCGAATGTTGGTAGGTAACCTTATATCGTCTTCTGCCGGATGTACGCATGAAGGCGTTACTCGGACTTTACGTTCGGGGCAAGGTATGGAATCATGCGTATGCTGTTGGCGTCTGAGATTCTCTTTCGATGACTGGGCCTTCGTTTTGAAAGCGAAGGCTCCAAAATCCGCGTATTGGTCAAGTTGTATACGCAACTTAAAGCCTTTACGCCATTTATTGTCGTAGGAATTTTTCGTACAATGGGAATTAGGATGGTTCCATAAGATTTGATCCGGCAAACAGTTTACGCTATATAGAAGACGACATATATCGCAAACGAACGAAAAATTAAACCCGTTTAATTCGAACGAGAGGATTTGAACTTCATCCGTAAAACGTCTGTGGTTTGGATTTGTGCTACCTATCGTATCGGCAAGCCCGGCGATAAAACGTCGTTTTAGATTATCATCTAATAACTCAGCGACAATTTTTTTTATCGAGGAGTTCTTTCGTAGTTCTCCTTCACATTCAATGCCATACGATGCTAAGTCCGCCTTTAGTTCAGAAAGGTCACCTTCGCACAGAACGCTCCAATTGCCGCCGGGCAATGTCTCAAAACTAACGTTAATACTATATGTACTCTTGAATAATGGACTTAAAAAGACCATTATATCCCTCGATATTTCAGATGCCCGTTTAGGATTCTTTTCGTATGATCCCCATTGTTTATATGGAAGTTTTATTCGAAAAACGTCCTCTGCATTTCCCCAAACACCTCCACCAATGATCAAGCCAAAAAGATAAGCTTTGTCTATATTCATCTAACAATGTTTACTATCTGTTAAAGACCTGAGACATAATAGCTGATGCGATATTTTGGGCTAAAGTGACAGGTACGGCATTCCCAATAACTTTGTACATTGCTACGATGTTTTTTTGAGAATCATCGATGAACAAGAACTCATCGGGAAAGGATTGAATTCGTGCAATTTCACGAATAGTATATCTGCGATTTTCGGTAGGATGTATAATACCGCAGTTTTCAGGTTGAGCAGATGCTGTAATCGTTCCGTTAATTTCATCACGAGAAAAGCGCCTATAAAAATTCGGAGAGCGATATTTCTTCATATTATCTCTTATCCGTTTAAAGCGTGGCGCCAAATGCTCATAAGGGACATCCTTCCATGAACCTCCTTCCGGTATATAAGCAATCATTTCAAGTGCCTGGGGCGATAATGCCCAATCGACCTGGTTTGGTAAATCTTTTGGTATATCAAGAACATTTCCGATCTTCAAATTATCTTTACTTTGCTTCTCTGGAAATGTAAAGTTTATACCAAGATCTTTCCTTATTCCGACAAAAAACACTCTGTGCCTGTTTTGTGGAACTCTGTATTCAGATGCATTTAATAACTTATAAACGACATTATAACCGATATCGTTTATATTTGATAAATCCTCAAGTATAACCTCCGCTAAATTTCTTCCGTCAATATATTTCGTTGACAATAATCCCCTTACATTTTCAAATACAACCACTTTCGGCATCTTGCGTTTTATAATCCGAAGGCATTCTTTATAAAGCATACCTCTTGAGTCATGAACACCTTTGCGATTACCTGCGTTAGAAAAAGGTTGACAAGGGAATCCGGCCGTCAATATATCTCCCTCAGGAATTTCATCTTCTCCAATGGTCAATATATCTCGTCCATCTATTTTACCAAGATTTAGTGTATAGACAGCCTGAGCATCAGTATCGAAATCATTTGCCCACACAAGTCTAAACCCCGCTCTCTTGAAGCCAAGGTCTAGACCACCACACCCTGAAAATAACGATATAAGCCGTGGTTTATTATTAATTTCTGATACTTTGCTTTGCATAATCTCCACCTATGCTTGTATATCAAATTGATATGGTTGTGTCACTTCATCCGCAAAGATAGTAAAACATTTTATACATAATCAGAAACATATTCGTTCGGAAAAATTTATTTAAACAACATATTAAAAAATTAATTATCAATCAATTACATTAACATATAATTTCTACGTTATGATTTTTATATCTATTGAACATAATGAAACAAGAATCTTATTTTCATGAACACGTAGGCAAGCGTTACGACTCGTACTTTAAAACGAGGAGTGATATTTTTGTCATTTGATAAGAAGTAAATATCCAATCTTGAATTGAATTATTACATTTGTGGTAAGAGGTTATTTATAGAGCTTTAAACGTTATAACAATGACTACTTCAGAACCCATCATAACAAAATGTGAAATCGGTCCTTTTCCAAGGCCGATGCCTGAAGGGATGTTTGATCAGATGCCGTCAGTTAGAGTAACCCTCTCTAACGGGGAATCGTTAAGTCTGTTTGAATACTATCCGGATGAAATATCCTTTGTTGAGTCCGAGTTTATTGGTCTTACCGTTGCCGAGGCGGAAAGTCTGCTCACTAAGAAAGACGTGAAGTTCCTTCAGTCGTAATAGTTCAGGAGGATTTCTCAGTTTCTATAGGGAGAGCCGATTTCTTTTTATTCCAATTATCGCATAATAGACCTATTTCTTAACGTTCATAAGGATTTTCTTCAATGCAACAATAACATAGTCCATGCAGGAAGATGTTGTTGTATTTGCTGCTATATTAATGTATTATATCACAATTATTTGCATAGTTTCCAAACTTGATTTATTTTTATACCTCTGTTCCTGATTGTCCACATTGTATTTATTTTTCCCTACGCTCCAAGGTAAAATTGCTTATATGGAAAACAACAAGTATAATTTTAATGACATCGATTTTCAAATTCAGTTGAACAAGGATCGCCTCGAAGAAGAACGGAATAGGCTGTCAAATTACAAAAACAGGTTCCCGATCATCATGCTTCTTTACACAATCTTTGCAGGCTTTACGATTCAATTAGTCTGTTTTGGGTTCCTTGACGGCTATATTTGGAAATGGTACTTTGGTATTCCATTAGTAGCTTTTCTCTCTTTATTTCTTCTTTCAGTTATTTTCTCGATTTTATTATTCAAGCCTCAGAAAATAGCCTATTTACATCTTCCGCCTTATTTTTACAATGATCTCAAACAACAATACAAGATTCAAAATGACATTCCTGCAGAACATATTAACAACTATGTTAAAGCATCATATAAACGCCACTTGGAGGAATCGGTAAAGCTAACATTTGAAACGTGTAACAAGAAAAGTAGGTATCATTATTGGTCTCTTATTCTCGCCTTAATAGCGTTACTCCCGTATATGATATGTGTGGGAATAAAAGTGATGAAGAGCCCAGAAGAAGTAATCAAAATTGAAATTGTTCAACCTAAAAATCAAAACATTATGATAGAAGATACAAACCCCACAGCAGAATCCGGTAATACTCCCGAAACAGATTATGACAATCTTGTTGATCCTTCAAAAGTTATTTATGTTGCACCAGTGATGATAAGTGATGCATTGCATTTCAATGATATAGAGGAAACAAAATGGAGTAAAGCCGATCTTTCTACAGAAGATGATGGTACTGAAGGAAAATAATGATGGACAACCTCGAGGCACTGTCCAGAACTTTGCGTAAGTGACAATCGGATTCCCAGACAATGGCTAGGCATATAATTAAAAACGCTCCTCAAGTATGCTGTTTTTCAACTCGCCTGAGAAGCTTATTGATGCAAATATATGGCAAAAATTGCTATTTGCAAATAATTTATCAAATTTTCCAAAGCGGATGTTCTTTCCAATTATTCGGGAACCCCATATGTCCAAGATTTGCTATAGGATATTTGTTGATAAGACTATAGAAATGGTTACGGAACTTTGTTTTCGGATTCACGGTCTGCAGAAGATAAAGAATTAGGGATAATGAATAATACATTCTCGAACTTTGAACAGAAGCTATTTCATAGTCCGTAAACCAAATTTTTGGAGATCGATTGTAGTATTTGCTGGGAGGGATAGCCAGAGAGATATTCCATAATCTTGAATGATGAGCGCAAATGTTTCTGATATAATTCAGGGTATGAAGCCATGAACAAAATATACCATCATCTTTGATGTCAAATGATTTAGAAATGTTTATCCTATCACCTCGGTCTTTCAGATTTTGAAAAATCTTTGATAATTCATTAAAATATAAGAGCTCTACACTCATCCAACTTGGTGGTGTCTTGGGATCATCATATGTATCAAGATAATGTTTAATAAATATGACTTTCTGATTTGCATTCAGCTGTTCGTTGATGTGATTTTGTATATCTGAATAAACATCATACACCTTACCAGTCTTTTTATTGACTTTTGGTGCCATAAATATGGATGGATCATTCTGCCAATGTGAACCATATTTATGACTTAACTGATAAATAAGCTGGGTCCTTAAAGCAATTTCAATGCGTTCAATTGCATCAAATACCAGGAGACGTAGCTTCCGATCGAACTTGTAAAGATCATAGACATTATCCCAAGTTGTATCTGGGGTGAACATATCCAGCTTCTCACCATTAGGGCCAATCTGCATAAAAGGAATCATGTAGGCACTTAGTCTATAATAACTAACATTCCGGAGATGACGTTTAGCTCTTTCTTCTTCATCAATTCTTAAGCCTCGGCATTTCAACAAAGCAATCTGTTGGTCAAATGTCAAAGCCTGTTTATTAAACTTTCTCATATCATAAATCCATTTTTCCACCTTTCTTCACATAATCCAGCACCTTTCTATTGGCCTCGTCAATCTTCTTCCGGTTGAAATTGATATAGATATCCGTCACGCTTCCGGAACTGTGTCCCAGGGCTGCACTGATCGTTTCTTTCGGGATCTCCAATTCAGCGGCCAACGAAGCCCAGGTATGCCGGGCCCAGTACGTGGACAGCTCCGGGAATAACGGTTGCCGGTGAGCGATCAGCCGGGAAGTGATCCTCGTCTTGCCCCTTTCTTCCTTTACATACTCCACCGGGCCGATGGCTTTCAGAACCTTATTGATCTTCTTGACGTAACTGTTGTAATCCTTGCGCCCATCCATGATATCGACAAGGAAATCCTTTCCCTTGTATTTCTCTATGATCGCCATGGCCTCCGGCTCCACCTTGATCGAGAACAGCGTTCCGGTCTTTGAGCGCCTGTACTCCACCCTGCCGTTTCTGATACGTTTCAAACCGCAAAGATCCACCATATTGATCCCGATCAGGTAAAATATCAGCATGAAGATGTCACGGTATTTCTCATGCAGGGGTTCGCAGGGGAAATCCATCAACGTGATCAACTCTTCAAGGGAGAGGTTTCTCTTGAGCGTTTTTTCGGATTTTATCTTGAATCCCCGGAACGGGTATAAGCCCTGGGGAATGTCCCCGGCATTGATCGCCTCATTGAATACGGCCCGGAGATTCCGCAGATGTATGCTTTGGGTATTGATCGAACAACCGCCCAGGAATTTCACGAAACCTTTGAGCCAGTCATGGGTGACATCGTCATACGTGAGCAGGTTGACGTTACAGTACCGTCCGATAGTGGACAGGGTGTATTTATACGTTGACAGGGTTTTCGGGCGTCCGGCATTGTCAAACATCCGTTGAAACCCGTCCTTCACAAGGACCTTGCGCTTGAGCTCTCCCAGCAGCAGGGCGTTTTTCATTTTCGCCCTTGTCCAGTTGTTCTGTTGCGAAAGAAGATCCTCGGCCTTGTTTACCACTTCACGGATCATGTGGTTAAGCTGGATCCTTTCATCATGGCGCACCACCTGGTTTCTGACAAACTGGTTCTCGGCTATGTATCGGTTCAGTGAGAACAGGAGTATTCCATCGGGAAGCGTTATGCGGAGCTTCAGGGGATACAGCCCGTCACGGTTGGCCCTTCGAGTATCAAGATAGACCCTGACTGGAGACATTTTTTTGCTTTTTGGTGTTGTGCAAATTTGCACAAAATTATGGCCAGATGCAATCAGAAGGTATCAATATTTGCATTTTTTGCACTTTTTAGGGCCTGAAAAATGGCCTAAAAACACGAAAAAACCCCTCAAAATTAACGTTAAGTTGCTAAATTTGAGGGGTTTTCTTGTTTGTGGGAGCTGAGGGGATCGAACCCCCGACCCTCTGCTTGTAAGGCAAGACACACAAGCTCACAATAATCTCACTTTCAATTATTTATAACATCCTTATTTTTCATTTGCACAAATTTTGCATTTTTCGTAAAAAAACGGCCTCTGAAAAATGTAATTTTTTGGGGTCTTTCAAGAAGTAGGTTAGGCTCCATGTATCTCTTTTCGGATTCGCTCGTTCTCGGTGAACCTCTCTACTTGTTCGCCTTTTAGCATCTCATAGGTCACGAAAGTACGAAAAAGAATATTGCCTTCCGTGGAAAATATTCCTAAACAGACCCCTTCAAGTGTTGAGCCGTACACCTCAATGCAATATTGATCTTCCGCAATTTGCTTCGTCTGCTTATCGTAAACATAGCTGCCGTTGTGCCGGAAAAACCGAACCATTAAGCGAACGGTAGATATTTCATTCACTCCTGCCCGATCCCTAAACCGGGAAAAAAAGTGAGGCGGATACATGATAAGTTGCGGCTCATTATTGACCCACGAGACCAACACGGCATAAGTTCCATGAGGAGATTCGTATGTGACAACATAGGATATCCGGCAATCGTCTTTTGTCTCCTTCTTGCTTCTCGCTTCAAGAGATATAATCCATTTGTTCTTTCTTGGAGATGTATATTGATACGCAAAATGAACCGGGAAACGGGTAGCTTTTAACACTAACCGTTTGAACTTATTACTATTTCTATCTTCCCAGCGGAATGCGTTACACATATCAAGCAATACCTCACGCTTGAGTTCCGCTTCGGACATGGTATAGACAATCATGGAAGATCAATAATTAGAAAAAGCACCAAGGTCTCTGTTTTCGCCTTCCCAGAATTGCTCGATCCTAAAATACAGGGCCTCAACCTGTGCCCCGGTCAACTTCTCGATCTTAGCTGTAAGCTGAGCAAGATCAACGTCCCATTTCGATGCTGTGCCGTCCAGTTGCTCTGCGTCTTGACAATGATAAATAAGAGCCTCCTTGCTACAACGAAAAATCCCGTCAGTTATCGTACCATTCAAAGAATCGGCAAAGAAAGACCACTCGCCGGGGGTGAAGACACCTTTGATTTCAGATAAGGAATACTTGCGGATAATCTGCAATGCGTCAACAATACTGACAATACCAAAGTTAATATTCTTGTAATTTTCTAATATGTAATTAGTTTGCTGCTCAGGCAGCCTGATTGATGCGGCTTTTTTTGTCATATAGTAATTTTTAAGTCTTTCTTCTATATTTTATATCTTTGTATCGTTAAGTTGTTTGACTTAATAAAACCCCCCGCCGGTGCTCTTATCACCAATATGGCGGGGGTTTGTCTAATTATTCTACTTCAAATGACTTGACTTCTTCTCTGAACAATTCAGGGATGTCCTCATCAGCAAAGCTTTGCTTTGCAAACCACCGGGCAGCATACTCCTTAGATACTAATTCATAGGTTTCTTGCGATCCCTGATAATTACTCCAGCAATTAAGAATAAATTTACCTGATGCAGTGACGTATACAGCCTCGTGATGCCACTGCGATCCGGTTGCTTTGCTGATAAAATTTCTACCGTCGTGGTAAGTAGCTTCTTTGTACAGTTCTGCTTTGTCGGCATCGAACCATGCGCCATTTTCGTTCGTTAATGCAATTCTTTTCATTTTGTTAAGTTTATAATTGTTTGACTTTTCCGGTCAGGCTCTTATTTCTGATCAGTGATGTAAAGATACAATAAATATTTTTATTTACAATATGTTTACATAATATTTTATAAAATAATATAAAGAAAGGCCGACTTCACAGCCGGCCAAATGCGATTTAAAATATATTTGAGTAGTAAATATACAAAAAATTTCTAAAACTTGTATCTGTATAGGCAATAAGACACCCCGACAATTCCGTACCACTTCACTTTCTCATTGTATCCGGCCAGCCCGGCACCTACCACAATTTTATACCTCTCATTCCTGATATATTCAATACTGGCACCAATTGTCAGCATAGGATCCGGGGCGAAGTTGAAATACCGGAAATCGGCATTGACATAAAATTCGTTTTTATAGGCCTTTTTCACTGTATTAGTTACAGTCTTTACCGTTACAAGGCTAAAGACGTTCATACTGTCAAGCCTCGGATTATAGCCTGAAACCCACGCCTCATAGCGGGGATCTTTGTAGTATTTCTGTGTCCGGGGAATGATTAGGTCATTATTCACGAAGTAGGGCTTTGTGATCGTATCGGAATAAAATAAGAGAACAGGAACCTGAGCAATCGGGTAGACTTCAAGGCTAACCGGTTGTGACGTCACAAACTCTGGCATCACCACCTGAAGTGTATCGTAAATGGTAACGGCGGTCGTGTCGGATTGGATTATGCTTTGCCCGCTTAGTAAACCTGTTTTTAAATTTAACATTAATACTATTCCAATTCCGACAACGACTCCAACCGTTAGTGCTATTATATATGTCAATATTTTTTTCATTCTATCGTGATCCAGGTTTCCCCTTCGTACTGGTCAATGAGTTTTGTAATGTATTCTTCCCAATAGGTAGAGTTCAGCACCTTTCCTTCGGCCTTATTCTCCCCTACCAAAATGCAGCCCTCAGTATGTAGTTCTGTATTCCCCCTGTGAATCCGGATGCCTGTATAATAAGGCACGTTAAGCAACAACGGCAAGCGTCTCTGGAACTTCTGGGAGAATGTGACGATCGCCTGATAACGCCCCCTGGGGATTGCCGTTTCTCCGGGAACCTTATAAAACGCTCCGGCCTGATCATCAGGAAGCTCCCGGACACGGTCCTCGAGAGTATCGCACAAGTAAAGCCCGTCAACGGAGAAACGCCCGATGGTGTATTTTTCCTTTAGCGCAAACCGGTTAATGCTTAACTCCAGCGTTTTCATCTTTGCTTTCTTCAATTACTCCATCCAACATACTTTCCGCTTTCTTTCCAAAGAGTTTCTTCCAGTTGAAACGGACGTGTTTCCCCTTTGATTCAAAATAGTTTACTACACAACTCTCGAACTCAACCCCCACGACTATGCACATCACGATGGCCGGCAGGATCTTTATGTCAAACGGCTCTCCGAAAGCCAGGCCAAGGGTCCCGGCCAGAAGGATCCAGCACGTGTAGTCCACCACCTTGTTCAGCGTTCGGCGTATGGCCCGGGATGCCTTGATCCGTTCGTTTTGCTTTTTGGCTGCCTGAATGCCGAACCAAAGGTCGGCAGCAATCAAGACAAGAGCCAGTATGAAAAAATACTTGAGAGGGCCGAAAAACTCGGCAAACGGGGATAACAAAGTAGCTACCACTCCGCCAAATACATTACGTTCCTGCATAGTCGTAGGGAGAATTAAAAAGTTCTGTTATTCGATTGTCTGTGCTCCGCCAAACCATTTGACGGTATGTTCCTTCAACCAGGTGAAGGGTTTTCCCTTGATTAAAAGGGATAAAGGATATCCGATATATCCGAGGATCAAGGCGAATAAAATGAGTAGTAAGGTTTTCATATTGAGCGTTTTTTAGTGTTTAGTAATTAAGGGAGTCGGGCTTTCCGACCCCCTCGAAAGAGTATTGCATTATAATGCAAGAAAGTCAAACAGGCTGGGGATGAACTTCAGGAGTAACCCGATTAGGGTCGTCAGAAGTGTCAAAAAGGCGGTGATTTTTTCTTCGTTCATAGCTGTAAAAATTAAGGTTAGTAATTATTGTCCACTACGTTGACGGTAATGGTCGTCGTATTCTTAAAGTGAAATGATTTCGTTGAACTGGTCTGTTGTTAACTCCTGTCTTGTGACCATGTCCTGAAGCAAAGCCCGGACGGCAGCTTGAAGGTTGGCCGGTACCTGTGAAAAGGTTTTCCTGCCGGCAAGGATCAAGTTTTTGTAAATCTGTGCCATTTTATTGATTGTTTATAAGTTCGTACAATTCCGCCTGGGCTTCCATGATGGAGAGCTCGGTTTCCGTGAACCCGGATGTTTGTTCCGGTTGTGAAGCCAACCCCCGAATCCGGTTGATCTCGGCCAGCTGGGCCTCTTTTGTTGTGAAAACAGCGGTATCAATGCCGTAGATGCCCCGGAGCATCCGTAAATCTTCATAGGCGGTCATTACGTAGCCCTCTTCCTCGTTCCCGGCCGCTTCCCATAAGGCCACATTCGGGTTATTGAAGATCGGATACTGTTGTTTGAGTTGTTCCTCAGTCAGGTTTTGTCCGTTCGGTAGCGTAGCCCCGCCACCGGGGTAAAAGGTTAAGTCCATAGTTTTATCGTCTATTTAAATTCATAAAAATCAATTGTCGATTGTAGGCCGGATATGGTCGTTCCCGAAGCCGTCCGGCCACCGGCCACCAGCACACCATCACCGTGCCGGCAGGAAGTCAAGTCATGCCGTCCTACGCTTAGCGAATCCAGCGTGGTAATTACATTGTTTAAGTCAATCAGAAACACCGCACTCTTTGATTGATAACCGCCCGAAATAATCACTCCCTGAGCGCATTCAGAAGCCGTTAGCATATAATATTCACCGCTTGCTGCCAGATTGCCTATAGTTGTCCGAACCAGTGAATTATCATAATGCTGGATATACGGATCAGACCCTCCGGCTACTATTGCCCCTGATCCCAGCTGAGCCGCACAATTACGCCAAGAAGAGCCAACCAGAGAAGATATTGTCGACCGGGTAAAAGAAGCATTATAATAGTCAACAACACTAACGGCATCGGTCCCGCTGTTTGAGGTTGATCCACCAAAGAACGCCACGCCGCCAGCTAATGGGGCTGCGCTCAAATAGCCTCTTGCCGTTCCCAGATTCGTTTTAGTCGTTAACACTTTTGCTTCGCTCAGGTAATAACAAAGGTTAGTCGGCGTGCCGCTGTTCAACCCCCCGGCAAACAACGCCCCGTTACCATGAGAGGCCCCGGCCGTGGCAAGACGTTGCCCGTTGGCACTCGTCACCACAGACCGGACACGGCTTAAATCGTAGTGATTATGACGAGCGTATGACGAATACGATCCGCTCACCACAAACGCCCCGGTCGATACCTTGGCAGCCGCTCCATACCCAATCTGGTTGTATAGCGCCGTCAATGTGCTTCTTACTTTGTATTCATCGTAATAGTCTACCACATCCGAATACCCGAGGCTGGATACCTGACCCCCGGCCACAATCGCACCGGGGCCCAGCGGAGCGCTCATAAGCCGGCATCTGGCAGCACTTAATGAAGTAAGTACCGAATGTCGCCACTCGGGGACCGCCTGAAATACAAGCGTTCCGTACCGGTACATATACTTTCCTACGCTCCCGTACCGGTAGACTTCCTTTCCTGTATTTCCTGATCTGAATGTCGGCATATATTTACTCTCCTACTACCGCCAATGGGATGGCGTTCTTTTGCGCTGTTGTCAAGGCGAGCCATTCGGCTGCTGTGAAATACTGTATTGCGTTATCGGCAAGCGCCCCCACATCGGAAGCAGAATATGCCGGCCGCCCCTGATAGGACCAAGTGGCGGTGGTTGGAACACCCCCGACAATGCATTTATATATGCATCCCGTATCTATGTTGATATAAGCGTCTCCGGCAAGAGACATAGCGATACCGGAAGACTGGAACGTTATCGCCGTAGCACTTGTGCCAGTTATTGCTGTTCCAAGGTGAATTACCGGAGCAACCGGTGCGGCGACGTTAGAAATCCTTCTAAAAACACGTCCAATTTCGTCCTGAAAAAATTCTCCAATTGCGACATTATTCCAGTCTGAAAGTGCGGAGAGCTTTATTCCATCGCTCTCAAAACGTGCTTCCGGGTCGGCACCTGATGTAATGCAACGAAGGCCCTCTTTTCTTAGATACCAATTTTTAAAACCCTGAGAAATAGCATACCAACCGACTTGTATCTCTCCGGGAAGTATTTCTACTGAATTATGATTAACGCCAAGTGCGTTGCTCATATATATATGCGGGAAAGCATATTCACCAGATGCGTCATTTAGTGATTCAATGTCAAGGCGTCCATCCGCAGTTATAAACCGAATAAAATTCTTATAAAAACCTTCTTCAAGCGCCCTTGATATATGTATATAAGAGCCAAATTGATCTTCGGCTGTCTTTAGACTTTTAACTATTAATGCATTTATAAACGCCTCTAAAACAGCCAAACTTTCGACGTCAATTCTTGTTGCCGCCACTTTTCCGGTCGTTATTTTATTTCCGTTTATTTCTGTTGTCCCAGTCTCGCCAAACGACAGCGTTTTCTCGCCGTCTGATACTGTATTGTCGCCGGTGAATGTTACCAGTCCCGAGAAGCTAATCGCCTGCTTAACGGAAGAAAAAGCAGGCGTACCCGTACCACCACCGGAGGCGGTTTCTTGTACATAAAATCCTGCGTACCAGAATTTATTCGCATTTCCGGCTTCGAAAACGGGCGGCGTTAAGGCCCAGTTTTCGGATAATCCTGTAAAGGCGTTATTAGCGAAATCAAAAGCCGTCGCCGTAGGTGCGTTCGGTGCTGCAGACGAAGAAAGCTGATAATAGACGAGACCGGAGACAACACGTTTGCCAGCGGCACCGGTAGCCCCTGCAACTGCCTTTGACCAGCCGAAATTTAGTGTTACGGTTTCGCCCTCGATGCTGAATACAAGATCAAAAACACCGGAGCGAGTGGCAGAAGCCCCAAAAGTGGCACCACTCGCCACATTTAATACAATACTCCCGGCGGCCGATTCTGTCGCATTCGTAACAGACGAAACGGTCACCCCGGTTACCAAGGTCGCACCAACCGCCGGTGAGGTACAGGAGCAAGCGACTTTGTTCGCCCCCCTGTAACCCCAGAACGGAATCGTTATCGTCATGGCAGCTGAGGCATTGCCGGAGCTGTTACACGGAACAGACTGAGAATAATTCCCTAAATTGATCGACAACCCGTCTTTCGGAAGCCTTTTAAGAGTAAATGTATTTTGTGCAAGTAGCGCCATCGTGTCTTTGATTATTGTGATACTATCCTTCCATCTGCACCCCGAATGCGGTCTGTGCTGCGCCTGATAAGAGGTCTGCCTCGGCGATTGTCAATTCCCGGTTTGCATCGGGATTTTTATAGCCGGAAGTTCCCCAAGTGCTGTCAAGCACGCCACCGGCATTGAACCGGAATACTTTCAGCGTTTTGCCCGTGAAAAAAGTACTATCCATTCGGGTAGCCCCTTGTCGGCATTGGAAACGTACCAAGGTAGAGCCGCCGGAAGGGATGCCGTCGCCGGTCGGGTGCTCAACATCTAATTCGTACGGGTCACTCATATCCACAAAGGAGATATAGTCAGATACTATCTTGTTATATGTAGAACTGCCCGAATCGGTGTCTTTAGCATCGCAACGGAATGAGGCGTAATTGATAACGTCTGCGGCGGTAATCGTGATTGTGCTGGTTGTGTACCCGGTAATTCCACCGGCATTTGACGAGGTAAGTTTAGTCCAAACTCCACTGATCAGCTTGTACCACTCATAGGTTACGCTTGTTGCATCGATTTCAGAACCACGCCACAAATCGCATTTAGCTGTAAGCGTGGAAACCAACCCGTTCTTAAAGATCGTTCCACTGGGGGCCGAGGCCACGGCGATGATTGACGCCCCGTTATTCGATACCTTCGTAAAGGTAATCGTTGCCGTTACTGGCATTTCGATCAATGTAACAGGCTGTACGTAGATAGCTTCACAGGTGATCACCATCTGACTGACATCGCTCATGTTTTTCTTTATAGTTAAAGCATAGGGCGAAGAGGATGCCGCGGTTGCTGTGAAAGATGTGAGTGTTGTACTTCCGTTGATCTTCCAAGTCGGGGCGGCTTTTAGCCGGGCGATCTGGTCTGTTGCTTCCCCTGAAATCATCAGCGAGGGTGTAATAACCAAGTACGGTGAAGTCGGATAGTTCGGCACATACGTAGCCGGATCGGGCGTGAAAATCTGCGTAAGCGCCTGATTACTCTGCAAAAGGAAGTTAAGCGTCTTGCCATCTATTAACCTCCTTATGGTAAATGTCTGTTGTGCTAAAATTGCCATAATGCATTAAAAATTAGTTGTTTGTAATATTTCTGTTTTATACTCGTCCCAGAACTGGACGATAAAAGAAGTATCTCCTACCAGATCGGCGTTGGTGATGTCAACGCTTGATCCGCTGTTTGCATGAAGCTCGTTCCATATCGTGTCCCCGGCATCGTTCTCCGAAACCCTCGACCAGACGAAACGAGCGATATTGATCGTGCCGGTTATATCCTCCTCCCCTTGGAAGATATGTATCGAGAGTGTGGCTGAATAGGCGGCGTTCTCCCTGTAAAATTCATAGCCGGGTGTGGTGAACTTCTCCACCCGGATGGGAGTCTCCCCGGGATCTCCCTTTTGTTGTTTTTTCTTAGCGATGATATGAGCCTGTACCGCTTTCTTGTACATTTCCACATCAGCCTTTTGGTTGTCCAGATCGCTTACTTCAAAACTTTCGTAAACGGGCTTAACCCCCAAAATGTTTTGGGAAATCCGTTTTACTCGCAGGAACTTGTCGAGATCAAGTTCCGGGTGAACGATACGAAGGAACATCCCCACTTCCGGAACCACCCCTTCTTCCTCGATCAGATCCCTTTCCACCCGGGTATCATATGAGGCCCGGGGCTGGGTGAGTTTCTCAACGTCTTTTTCAGCCTGCACCAACATCCGGCTTTGCGCATCCGTCACATAGCTTTGCGGCAATCCGATGCCGTCAATGTTGTACTTCGATCCAAGAGTGATCCTGTAGGCTTCCGAATCCGGACTGGGAATAATAAAATGGTTTGAATCTTCATAGGGCTTCAGCGTCACCTTGTGAGTGGTTGCGTTGTAATCAAGGCAATCCAGCGTATGCCCGATCATCGGGCCGCTCAGGAACTTGATCGTTCCTCCTTTAGGACTGAAGGTCAGCGTGTCGTCAATGAAGCTGTTGATATCTCCCTCGACCAGGGCCGACACCTCTCCGGTTCGTTCCGGCTTTATATCGTCATAGTTCAGGGCCTTGACGCTTTTGCCCCAACGGGCGTATTTCTCAGGACAAAGGATCATCGAATCCGGATACAAATCATCGAGCGACAACCGGTATTTCGGATAGGTAGAGGGCAGGTTCTCCGAACTTCCCTGAACGACAAATTGGGTATATACTTCCTCGTCCGCATTGTTCAGCTCCAGACGGTATAATCCCTGTTTTTTCCCGTACCGGAGCGTTATGGGGAAATAGCCGGGCTCCTCTCCAAAGTCAATGATGTAATCCGTATCACCATCCAGATTCTTGCGTACCGTGTAGAACGTTCCCAACTCCTCGCAGATTTCATGCGAACAAACAAGGCAATTCGGATCGGAAAAGGTGAAGTCCTTGTACACGCCAACCAGTTCAGCCGGATAATTGCCCAGCTTGAAGATCCTTCTGCCCTGTGAGGCGTTCAAATTATAACACAGCTGATTGCCCAGAAAAACTATGTCCCCGTTGCTGACCAGTTCGTTATCCACCCTCTCCCAGCGGTACCCTCCGGGCTGCGTGTCGTCTATGATCTCCGAAGTGTTGTACAGGTTCGCCTTCTTCAACCACCTCGAAGGATCGTAGAAAGCGATTTTGTAAGTCCTCTTATTTTCCGTGACGGCCCGGTAGCTTGAATAGTTGGTGAACACCTGATACGGTTTGCCGTTATACTCAATCCAGTCTCCAATGCCGAAAGTCAGGGCTTCGGCCGAAGAGATCGTGAGTACAAGCTTGTCCTCAACCTGCCATTCGGCTTCCCTTGTCAAAGCGGTGACCGCCCGAAAAGTCGGATGTTGCCGGTTGAGCTCTACGGTATCAACTCCATTGGCCTTATGTAAAATAAAATCGAGCATATCAATATCTTACCCCGTACAGTCTTGTTTGTTGCGTTGTTATCGTCACTTCATCCATAACACCCGACAGTATCACGTAGTGTGTCATGGATCCGTCCGTATAAGTCTTTGTAAATTCTCCGGCCCGGCAATGATCCGAGAACGTGCCGTCTCCCCAGGATATCAGCACCGGCTGCTGGGTCTGCCCGGCCGTTTTCGGAGCCAGCGTAAACGATACGGAGGAACCGGAAGCCCGGTACACTTCCTTTATGGGAGCCAGCTCTATGAGTTTCAGCGTAAAGTCCTCAAGCCTTGTCCTGATCGAGGTGAGCGTACTCCCGTTGGCCGGGATAACGTCCCAAAATCTTATTTCATCTCCTTCCGTTCTTTCCAGCCGCTTGGGTGTCGTACCGATGAACTCGGCCATAAAAGCGGCCCTCCTGTCACGAGCGGCTTCTCCGGGCGTATAGAAATACAATCCCAGCGAAATCTTCCGGGACTGGTAACGGATCCCCGAGAGATCGGCAAGGGAGCCGTGCTGACCGGGATTGTCCTGAATTTCCATGTCCACCATTTCCAGATTGTCAAAGAGGCCTTCCACGCTGTGGACAATAACCCCGAAATCCCTGAAGTCTTCCCCGTTGATTGTATATATTGCTTTCATAATCAATAACCGTATGCTTTAAGATTGTTCTGTCCTTTCATGGCTTCAAGTATCCGGGGCAGATACTCCGGGAGCACTGCCGTATTGCTTTCAATCTTCCTCGTCAGTTCAAGCAGTTCAGGATCGGCAGCCGGAGACTCGGACATAGTTTTCAGTTGATCGTAGATGTTCTTCAACACATTGCCGTTATCCACCAAAGCGATCCGCTGGGCCCGCCATTCACCGAGCCACTTAGAGAAGTCCTCGGCGGAAATACGCCGGATGGTGTCGTAATCGGAGTTGGCCGAGCCGGAAGAATACGTGCCGATCCCCAGCTTCTCGGCTTCCTGAAGGTAGTACTCGGAGGCTTCCTTGACCGCCTGACGGTATCTTTCGTAGGCTTCTGCGGAAGGATCCCCGGCGGCGTAAAGATTTTCAAGGGCCGTTTCAATCTTGCCCTGAAGGAAGTTCGTTGTAAGCCACTTCTGGGTGATCCGGTCAAGCGTGGTGTCCACCAGATCGTCAACCGCATTCATCATGTCCTCGAAAGAATCATACGGCTGGGTAAGAATGTCAGAAAGGGAATCGGCAAAACTCTCATAGTCGGTCTGCAGGAAGTCGTACTTCATCGTGTCTCCCAGTTGCTGCATGGCGGCATCCACCTCTTCTATCTGGGAGGCCAGTTCATCGAGAACGCCCTGATCGGGTCCGAGGATCTGGATCTTCTTGCCGAGTATCGTAAAGCTGAAACCCCACTTCGAGGCTTCCTTCGCATAGTCCCGTTCAAGTTCCGCCTTCTGATCCTTGAGGTTCTGGGCCGCCTCTTCCTGACGTGCCTTTCTCTGCGCCCCCACCGAGCGGTCTATGGCTTTCGTGAGTTTGTCGTAGGTGTCGACCAGCCCCTGAAGAGGCCCTTCAATGTCGGTGACGGTGAAGATCCGGTTCACCAACGTGCCGACCGAGCGTATCAGACCCGTTATGATCGTGGCAATGGCGCCGAAAGCGGTCGCCATGTTCATGGCCGTCTGGGCTACCCTCGCCGTTTCGATGGCTACTTTTAGCTGGCCGTACCCTTCGATGATCGTCTGAAGGCCGCTGAACATTTGGGAGAACGTATCGCTGACGCCCATTTCTTCCAACAGGCCGGACACGCTACCCATAATGCTTTGAATGTCCGAGAACTTCTCCTTTACCTTGTCGAGTTCTTCTTCCGCCTTCAAATCATTCCACTTGTCCTGAACTTCATCCAGCAACTTCAAAAGGTTCGCCTTGGCTTCGGCGGTCAGTTCGGTTGATTCTTCAACGGTCTTGCGGATATTGCCCATAGCTGCGTTGAAGGCATCGGCACTCACCTCTTGAAGATCTCCGAAGATCAGTTGGTATTCTTCCGAGGATTCCAGTGCGACATTGGCCAGCCCGGAGAGGTATTCATCCCGTTGCCTGCGGATCTCCGCCACCAGATCCATATCCTGAAGGACCTGCTCGGCATACTCCATATCTTCCTTGTATCCCTGCAGGGCCTCTTCCCGTTCCTGAGCTTCCGTTTTATATTTCTCCCGGAGATTGCTTTCCACCTCGGCTTCCAGCTGTGCGATCTGGGCTTCCAACTCGCTCACGTACTGATCGGCGTATGTTTTATCCGTCCCCTGTGCTACTGCTGCCTGAGCAACGGCATTAAGGTATTCATCCTGAAGAACGGCCAACTTTTCGTAATCCGTTTTCGCCTTATCAAGTTGTTTGTCCAACGCTTCGTTCCAGGCTTCGTAAGCCGTTCCGGCAGCTTCTTCCGCCGCTTCGGCGGCTGCCCTCTGGATGTCGGCATACTGCTGTTCCCAGGCTGATAGCTGGGATATTTCTTCATCGGTCGCCGTTCCGGCCGTGACTTTTTCCTGCAATTCGGAAATGCCGTTTCGTAGTTCATTCAGGTAGGCTTCCGCATCCGTGAGCATATCGCCCATCATCCGGGTTGCCGTTTCATCTCCGTAGAGTTCGATCCATTTCTGGTACAGGTCGTACTTTGCTTCCTTGGAGTCTATCAGCGACTGGAGCGAGGCCAGCTCGGATTGATGCAACGATTCGGCGTCATTAAGAAGCTGTTCATAGTAGGCGATATCCGCCTTGATTTTTGCGCCATATGCGCCTTCCCGATCCTCGGGTGATATAGAATCCCATTCAGCGTTAAGCTCTGATAATTTCGAGTTAATGTCGTTTATTGAGCCTGCTATATTCCGGGTGGTGCTATACAGGTTTTCCGCGGCCTCTATCTTGTCTTCCAGATCCTTGATGCTTCCAAAGAGTTCCTCACCATCTTTACTCTTGCGTTCGGCATCGGTCAGGTTATCCCATTGCTCCTGTAACCGTGACAATTCGTCACGCATTCCTTTTATTGAATCCTCGGCAGCCTTCGTGTCTACCGTGGCGGTCGTTGTGCTGCTCATATCCCAACCGTGCGCCTCGGCGGATTTGAGGAACGTTTCATAAGCAGCCGTATAATCTTTTAATCCGGTGGTCATGCCCGACCAGAATCCGTCAAACACTCCTATGATGGAATCCGCATCACCTCCCTGAAGTATGGCGTTGGTCAACCCTTCTCCGAGCTGATCAAAATACCGGCTCATGTAAGAGACCCACAACTGGTTAGATACCATTTGATCGATTACATCGGCTGTGTTTTTCTTAGCGGCGGCAGCAAGATCTTCAAAGGTTATTTTGCCCTCTTCCCGGATTTGCTTCCACATGGCATTGACGGATGAAAGCATGTTGCCTGAAATATCCCCGGCAATCTCCCTCACCTTGGAATGCATCTCATTGTACAGGTCGATGATTTGCTCAATGTTCGATATCTGCTGTTCAAGGGCCTCCACCACCGCCTCGGAAGCTCCTGCTTTAGCACTTTCCAGCGTGGTGATGTATTGTTGCAGCTTGTTGATGTCGACATTAAAGAACTGTGAGGTATCAAATCCGGAGAACTCATCCCATGCTCCTGCAAACATCTTTCTCAGTTCTTCCGTGACGTAAGACAACCCGGACGGCATCTTACCAAGTGCTGTGCTCCACAGGATCGATACGTTCTTTATGGCGGCAGACAGTGCGTTATTGAGGTTAATCAGATCATTATATAAATCCTCCGTAAAGAAGCTGTCTCCCGGATTAATCCTATTCTTGAACATATCCACCAAGGATAGCGTGATCCCAATGGCCTTGTTGATCCGGTTCAGGGACTTTAGAATTTGCTCTTCCTTGACGGTCTGGATGATGTTGGCTATCGCTGCGCCAATCTGAATGACGGCGCCGATAATCGCAACGATCGCCGAACCGGATGTAGCTCCCACCTGTTTGATCGAATCCCCTGTGTCATTAGCCGCCTGGGTAACGCTTTTAGAGGCGGAAACGGCATTTTCTCCGGCTTCTTTCGATTTCTGTGTTATGTCCGCAATTTCTATCCCGAGCTTCACGGCTCCGTCTATCATTTGCTTGATTGAGGAAATAATGCCGCTATCCACACCGAAGATCTCCGCCAGTTGTCCGCCATAACCGGACAACTCATTGATAAGTGAGCCTATTTCTTCATATGATTTGCGAATGATAGATAATGCGCTTGCCTGTTCAAGGATTGCCGCATTTTGTTCACCTATTGCCTTGTTCTGTTTGATTATGTCACCTGCTTGTTTGGCCTCGTCATAATCGCTCTTTGCCTTGTTATAATCGGCAATAGCCTTAACATACCTTTCTTGTGCAACTTTTATGGCTTCCCACGGGTTGTTTTCTACCAGATATTCATTTGCTTTATCAATCGCACGACGATACTCGGCTACTGCTTCGTCCGTAAGCCCCGGTGTTTTTAAATATTTTTCGGCATTAGCAATTATTTGTTGAATCATACCGGAGGACAATTCGGAAATGTCGGCAAAAATGATCGAGGCCTGCTGTTTCAACGGGTTAAAGCCTCCCTTTGCGAGCCCGGCAATGAGTTCCTGGTCCAGTTTCTCAATCAGTTCATCAGCTAAATTATACCCGGATTTCAGGTCAAGGGTAGTGGTCTCTTTTACCCACGTATCAATGATTCGCTGGTTCCAGTTCTGCACCATCTTGTTAATAACGGCCTGTTGCTCTGCCGTTGGTGTCAATCCGCTTTTAGCAAGGTTATAAGCAAGGGTTCCATCCACTCCAACTTCAAAATTTCCATATCCGGCTGATTTGCCTTGGTTCTTTGCCAGCTTGGCCTGCTCATCCACCACGTCACGGACGTATTTCTGCATTGCAACAAGACTTTCCTTCTGCTCCAGTTCGAATTGAGCCTTACGCTTTGCCGCCCCGTCTTCCATGGCGTTCACCCGATCCTTCTCCTGTTGCAGTTGCAGATTGACCAGTTCCTCGTTGGCCTTTTTTGAAGATTCCACAAGCCACTCTTTATATTCTTTCTGGATCTTCTTCCAGTCCCCGTCATCCGTGCCGGTAAGGGTAGAAAGAACATCCTTTGCCTCTTTAAGCCTTTTTGAAACATCCGCTATCGCTTCGGCCCATTTCTCCGCCGTGGTATATTGCTGCGGATTGGCTTTTACGGAAGCCAGTTCCTTATTAAGATCAGAAACATTCTTCTTTGCTTTCCGGATCAAGTCGCCTGCCGTCTTAATACGTCCGAGATCCCTGTCGAAACCATCCGGAAGAAGCGGCCCGATCGCTTCGCCGGTTCCGCCCTGCGAGATGGTGGCAGCCACATCGACAAAATCGGATTTCACCTCATTGGTAAGGTCTTTATATTTATCGGTTACCTTTTTAAAATTATCAATCCATAATTTCAGTTCGTTGTTTGTTCGCTCCCTCCATTCACCGCCGACATTGTACGAATACACTTCGTCAAGACTGTCAATGATGGCCTGAATATCCTGATCAAATTCCTCACCGCCAACAAGGGATAGTTTTATCTGTCTGGCATATTCCGCCCCCTGGGTTTTGCCGAATTTCTTTTCCAAAGCCTTGTCGATTTGGTCAAAGGCCTTTGTTTGCGCCTTGACCAGATCGTCTGACAGCGACTTCAGGGATTCGGTCATCGCCCTTGCACGGGCAGATTCCACGATCTTCTCCGTGAGTTTCTCATACGCATCTTTAATCTCTAAAACATTGCCCTTCTCGTCTTTCAGACCTTGCAGGTAGTTGCCGTATTTTGAGCTTATCTCTTCCTTGACGGCAAGGTATTCCGCCGATCCCTCCGTTGCTTTTTCAAGACGCTTGTATAAGATGTCGAGTTGAAGCAACTCCTCGTTCATGCTGCTGCTTATCCCATCCTGCGTTTCCTTCAGCTTTTTCAGGCTCTTTTGATAATCTGTCTGGTAGGTGGCCAGCTTATAGATCCCATAGCCCAATCCGATAACAGCAGCGGCAAGCAGGGCGTAAGGGTTCGCCTTGATCACCTTGTTTAGGTTGGACATCGCCCCGGAGAGTATTTTCGTTGTGGCGGCCATCTTCGCCTGAGCGGCGGAAAGGGCGATCCCCTGGGCCTGTGCCAGGGCCATCTCCACCTGAGCCTGTTGCATCACCAGTGTGTAAGCCCGATGCGCTGCCGTGACGGCGATCAGAGCGGCTTTGTAAGAACCGTACACTACAATGAGTTCAACAATGGCCTTTCCGATCTCCTCATAGTTCCCAACAAGGTATGAGGCACCCTTGATAGCGTCATATATGATCCCCTCGTTCTTTTTGCCGAGTTTATTATATGCCGTCTGTATCTTATCGGTAAGGTTCGACAACTGCCCGGTGATGGATGCGCTTTGAGCCTCCATAAGATTATGGAACTTTCCACCCTCGGATGTCATCGACTGCAAGGCTTTCTTCATATCCTCGGCCCCGACCTTCCCTTCGGTCACCAGTTCGGAAACGGCGTCTTTCGTTACCCCGAACTGCTTGGCCAGTTCTTCGGCCATAGGGATGCCTCGGGCCATAAACTGACGAAGATCCATCGTGTACATCCGGCCCTGCGTCATGGTAGTGCCGTAGAGGTACACAAGATCCCCGAGAGGGATAGACAGCCCGGCGGCTACATCTCCCAGCATGGTCAGAGTTTCCGTCATGTCCTCTGCGGCCGTGCCATAGGCCATCAGTTGTTTGGCCCCCTCGACAACTCCTTGCAGGTCAAACGGTGTTTTGGCGGCCAATCCGACCAGTTCGCCCATCAACGCTGCAGCTTTCTCTTCACTTTGCAGCATCGTTGACAAGGCGATCTCATACTGCTGGAACTGGCCCCTTATGGTGGCCGTATTTTTCAAGAAGGCGGTGATGGCGGCCGTGGAAACGATACCGGCAAGAGCAGCCTTGGTCTTGTTTCCGAAAGCGGACATTGCCTGCCCGGTCTCTTGGGCGTTGCTGTTCATCTTCATCAGATCAACGTTCACCCTCCTGGCCGCCTGTTCAAAAGATTGGGAGTTACCGGTTATGTCTATGCGTGCTTTTGCCATTACCTGATATTTACGGATTCTTCATAATCGAGATCATCTACATACACGACACTCTTTCCAAATGCCTTTTCCGGCGTATTTATATCTGATTTACCCTCTTTTTCTTCATCGAGGTTGTATAATGTCATCGGCTCATCGGCCAACGCCATACGGAGATTTGCCACGGAAAGGCCCCAAACGATAAAGTCCCAACTCAAACCGGTACGTGAGCAGATCCCAACCAACCGGCCCTGCGGAGACAGACCGCCTATTTCTCTATTGCCACGGTCTTTTCGGGCTCTTTTTTCGGCATAAGCTCGCTTATCTGCAAGTTCTGCATCAATGCAATAGAGGCGATAAAATTTCGCACGTCAATGCTGTAAACTATATACAACACCACATCGCAAAAATCCGTGGGATAGGCCATGAACCTGAAATGTTCGGCCCTTTCCTTCACTTTGGCGTTATCCAGAAGATCTTCCTTCCTGCAAAAGGTTGCCAGGGCGATGAAGCGACAGACCAGAGCGATCTTTTTCGGGTCTTTGAGCACCTTCAGGGCCTCACTCCGGGGATCCGTTTCAAAACGCTCGCCGTCTATCCCCAGTTCAAAGAACAGATCCAGAAGCAATCCGGTGGCTCCCAGCGAGGGCGGATAGATGGAATACGTCTCGGTATCCTCGCCGTTGCTGATCTGGAACTCAAAAGGCTTCTGAAGCAATGCGTTTATGGCGCTCCGTGTGGGGCTTGCTGCGATGAATTCAAATATCTTAGAGTATCTCCGTATCTTATTGTCCATGTTCTTTTATGTTAAGGGGGAGGCCGCAAATGCCACCCCCTTTTCAACAATGACAGACTTATTCTCCAGCAGCCTGTTTTACTGAGAAATACTTGAAGCACAGTCCATCCGTAAACTTGACAGTTCCGGTGCGCTGTACTCCTGTATTGGCAGCAATTGTAAGCGTGCAGGGATCTCCGCTATCTCCAGAGGAGACACTCAACGTGATCCAGGTGTCAGAAGTGGAAGCTTTCCACTCTCCTGCCGATGTAGGTGTTACGGCAACGGTATCCTGAGCAGCCCCGGTAATGAATTCATAAGAATCCAACGAGATGTCAGTTCCGGAATACTCGAAAGGACGTGCCAGATTGCCATCGGCATTGAACAACATCTTCCAGGTGTATTCCAGGATCCATCCTTCGGAAGTATCCCAACGGGGTTTCACCCGGCCAACGGCCTTGTAAACTTCGTAACCCATTGCTCCGGCCTTTTTCGGTGTGACACGGATAAAGTAAGCACCCTCGATACGGGTTGTTTTCTGGACAAAGGATTTTCTGCCAAATTCATCTGTAGAAGTGGTCATGCCGTGTGCCGTAGCGTAAGCATCCACATCCTTGCAGATAACAGAATAAATAACAGTCCCTTTGGACTCGTCAACATCGACTTCCTCAACTTCTCCACCTTCGGAGATCAGCTCTCTTTCTTCGCCATCATCAAAATTGATTCCGGCAGACTTATTGAGGATTTTTCCCACATCATTCAATTCAGAAGGGAGGGAATCGCCGGCACCAAGAAGTCCCAACTCAATTTTGCATTTTCCCCATGCTATAGCCATAATTTTCGTGTTTTAATAATTGTTTTCAAAAAGTAACTTACAGACAATCACATGTTGTCCTGTCTCAGTCTTGTAACTGGAATTTGGAGGCTCATCAAGAGAAAATTTGAATTCATCCCCAACGACTTCGCTAAATACATTAACACATTCTGAGGCAATGCTGCCACAACGTGCCACGTCTTTAACCTTTACGCCTTGCCCGGCTTCAATGTCATTTACATAAACCCGTACATACACGTAGTTTCGTTGGAAGTCTGTTATTGATCCCGAATTATACACCAACAAGATATCCTCCGTAGTGGCGTTCAATGACCGTGTATCGTCATACAACACACGTCCACTTACAAGCGTCTGGAGGCTTGTCTGCTGTACTATGTATCTGTACAACAGAGAGAGTATTTCGATATCGTTAAGCAGCGATTCCATATTTCTTCTCGATTCGTTTAACCAGTGCATTTTCCAGCCTTACGGCCTCTTCTTTAAGTCGGGCATAGATTACCAAGCCGGTGGAGTTCAACACATCCTTGTTCTCCATTTCCTCCACATAGCTGGCGTATTCCATTCCGGCTACCAGAATCAAAGCGAATCCTTTCGGGTCAAAATGTTCCGAGGCGACCTTTCGTATGAAAGCCTTCCCCTCTTTACGGCCCTCGGCCCCTCCGGTAGTTCCGTAGGTTCCGTTGCATCCTCCCTGGAATACAAGCTTGCCACGCATAACAATACCATAACCGATGGATCCACGAAGATTCCCCGTTTGATCGTTCCAGCTTTCCGCTGACGATCGGTTCCGGATGCGCACGATGCTTTCTTCGCCTAATTTCTTGAGCAATCTGAGAAGAAGAACATCAAGCTCTTCCGTCACCTCCTGCTCAAAGTCCGGGGTTATGTTGGTCTTTATGCCCCAACTCATAAGTAAAGAACTGTATTCACCTGCCTTACAGGCTGCTTTTGCACTATTCCTTCAAATTCCAATTTTCCGTGCTGATCAAACAGACGCACGGTCATCCCCGCATAGTCAACACCGTCTGGATTATCAAGAAAGACCACATAGGGATAGATCATGTACGTGCCGTCAGGAAGCGTCTTCAGGTTATCCCTGCCCTCTGTTTCAAAGCGGCAGGGCATCGGAACGCTCCATGAAGGGATGGCAGGGACCGGCATCCCCGTATCGGGATCGTAACCGCCGCCAACGACCGTCTTCACACTTATTCTATGTGGCCTTCTGTCAATTACCATTCGGAGTATCGTATCTCGGGTTGTACTTCATTCTTTTTCAATACTTCCGGCTCTCCGTGTTTCCTGTAAATGCTGTTGGCCAGGGCTCTGAGCGCTTCCGCATCCGGAGCGTCAACAGTAAGGGATCCTTCGGAAAAACGTATGGCCGGGATCTGTGCAATCATGACGTCCGCCTCCGCCAGTTCAAACGCCCTTGAGTTGAGAACCTCCGTGGTGGCTTCTGAAGTTTCATTCAGTCCACGCTTGCGGATCTTCGTCAAAAAAGTGTCGTTCCCCAACGTATAATGGCATCCGGATCTGATTGACTCAAGTATTGTCATAACCAATGATATTTTAGGTTGCCGAACCGTTGTTCCAGGTGGTCTTTGCCGTATTGATGAACACCAGCGAGGCCCTGTTGTCCAAGGCGGGCTGGATGTAAGCCTCGGTAAGGGTTACCTCCTGCATCGGGTTCACGTCCGAGTACCTTGTCAGCTTGTAATAGCTTCCCCTGACCTGCATGGCTGCGGTATCCTTTACCATCGGCACCGGCTTGTAGTAGGAATATCCCAGTCTGGGTACGGGAGACAACACCACTATATGCTCAAACCACGGTTTCACGTCTACCTCATTGCCCTCCTTGTCCTCAATGGTCGCTTCCGAGTTGAAAACGACAATCTGGGGAAAGCCGTGCTTGTTCATGTAAGAATTGACCACGTCAAGGGTGAGGATGGAGTTTCCTTCCATGTTCAGGGCACTCACCAACAGCGAGGCGCACCTCGTTTTGGTCTTGTCCTGACTGATAAGGTGAGAGAAGCCGGCCTCTTCCATAAAGGCATATTTGGGCTTGTTTTTCCCTTTGATCAGCTTCTGCTTGGCGATGATATCGCCCAGCCCGTCGGCTTCCGCATAGTTGCTCCAAGGCTTTGCGATACCGACAAAGTTCTGGGATGGAACGTTGAAATTGATCGTGTCGGCCGTTGCGTTTTCGCCGTCTATTTCGGGATCGTAGGTCTTGATCCCAAGGCAACCGATACGCAAGGCATCGATTTCGTTACGGTAGTCCATGGCTTCGTTGCAGAATTCCACGTCATCATAAATCATGTCCACCAGTTCCTGGGCCATTTCGGGATCATCGCTGTTTGCGGCCAGCACCTTAAGATCTTCGTACTCGTTGATATCGAGTTCGTTTTTGTCCCGTGAAACGGCGATCTTGTCAAGCGTTCCGCTCCAGGAGCCGATCGTTTTACGTGTTTTAAGAGGGGCTTTCACGTTAAAGGCCACACGCTCGGCCGCAATGGGAATGCCTTCCTTGCCGGAGATCCCTTTCAGGTCAAAGCTGCGAGTGTGCTTCAAAGGGAAGAGTATAGGCCATATGAGGCCGTTACCCGGCTTGTATGAGTCGACTTCGATCTGCAGATCTCTTTGATTCAGATCGAAAAGAGGTTTATTCATGTTTCCCATAGCCTACTACACTTTTTTAATGCCACAGATCAGGGCGAGGACTTCATCCGCTACGGGAACGGTCTCTTTCCGAACTACGGCGATGTTTACCAATTTCATCAACTTATCTCCTTCTCCGGCCGGCACCTCACCGCCCAGAAGATACTCCGGAGTATAGACCGGCTCGGCATCCACTCCCGTAACTTCGGCCACCGGAACGGCAACCAGCATGACGTAGTCATTCTCCGCTACAATCTTGCTTCCCCGGTATGAGGCCTGAACGGTAGCCAGCAGGACTTCGCCCTCACCGGCATCGGAAGCCACTACCTTAAGGGCTCCCTCATCGGTAGAAAGAGCGTCATAATAACCGGCAGCCACTCCTTTGACTGCGGCCACCGAGGCGGCCTTGGCCTGATAAAGCTTGTCTCCTTTCTTGAGGGCTACCCCGAGCGATACGGTTACCACATCGTAACCGGCTGCATCATAATTTACCGCCGTACTTTCGGCGGCGATCTTTCCTTTGCCAATAAAATCACCGGCCACAACGCCGCTATTCTTCATGATCCGGACAGCGGTAGCGTTGGCCAGTGCATCTTCTTGCACAACATAACATTTGATAGGCTTTCTGGCTCCGAGAGCATCGGGGCCGACAGCAATCCCCTCAGGAAGATTAAAAGCAGGGCTGGCGACTATGCCGCCACCGGGCTTTTCCCCGAGGATCCTCTCAAATACAATGGGCTTTTTGGCTAAAGGTTCTTTGTACTTGAATCCAACTTCCATTTAATTAGTTTTCTAAGCAGGCAGCCCTTTAATGGCGGGGGCAGCCTTTTCCGCCTCCCTCCTTTTTATCCGGGCATCTACCTCTTTCGAGGGTTTTGTCGGATCGGGTGGAGTTTCTTGCCCTCCAGCCGGCTTGCTTAGTCTTGAAAGTCCCTTATTCGCCAATTTCTGAGAATAGGCGTTCCACCTCGTCTCGAGGTTTGAACAGAAAGAATCAACCTGTTCCTGAGTGTCGAAAGTGCGACCCTCAACGGCGGCATCAAAAAACTCTGCATCCATATGCTTGCACCTCTCCTTAACAGTAGCGATGTGTGTCTTTTGAGTCTTTTCAGCCTCAAACGATTCAATCTTCTTGGATAGGGGATCAACAGCCGCTTTTACGGCGTTGGCAATAATGGCAGTAAGCTCTTCATTTCCGGGAATTTCAGAACCTTTTTTGGGCTCGGCTGGTTTTGGATCCTCGGGTTTCGGCTCCTTCGCGTTCACTATACGATTGACCGCTTTTTGCGACACCTTCAGAACTGGAATCACACCGCTTATGGCAGCGTTGATATCTTCCTCGGTAGCTTCGTCTTTCAGACCCGATGCGATGTTCGTGGCAATCTCCATCAGTTCTTCTTCGCTGAACCCCAGCGCTACCACTTTGGGTTTCAGGGTTTTTAATACTCTATTCTTCATATGAGTTGTTTAGCATAAAAAAGTCTGCCGCATTTCGCAGCAGACTCCCACCAAAAGCAATGAAAAACTGTCACCTGGCTGCGACGAGGCTTCCGGGTGCAAACATAATAAAAAAGGTGTAACTAATACACCTTTTTAAAGAAAAAAATAAAGATTTTTTATTCCGGTTACAGGAGCCCTTCGTCAGCAAAGCTAAAATACTCATTTCCGGCTATGATAATGTGATCGCAAAGCTCTATATCAATGGTCTTGCAGGCTTCCTTAATATGGGCGGTGATCTTCCTGTCCTGTTCACCGGGTTTGCAGAAGCTTGACGGATGGTTGTGGAATAGAAGGATCGAACAAGACTTGGTCAACAACGCTTCCCTGAGCACCTGCCTGACATCGATAAGGGCTGCATTCAAACCGCCAATGCTAATTCTTTTGGTAGACACCACCTTTCGGGCTCCGTTGCAGAACAGGCACCAGACTTCTTCATGATCAAGGAACCCGATTATGGGTTTCAAAATACCCGCCGCCTGTTCGGAGGATGTGATTACCGGCTTTTCATCGGCCTTCTCCATACCCAGCCTTTTATAAATTTCGGAGATGGCTTCGATCTTCTTCTTCTGTCCATAGGGCAACGAGAGAGCCGCCCCATCTTCCAACTGTCCGGAAAACAGATTTCTCAACGAGGCTGTTTCCACTTTGATTCCGATACTTTTCAATAATTCCTGATTCGATACGTTTTCCATTGCTTTATTCTGTTAGTTAAAAATTATAATCGTGAAAGAAAACAGGATGATCTGAGGGCACAAAAGGCAAACAACCTTTTGACAAATAATAAAAGCCATCCTTTCTCTTGCGTACTTCAAAGGGAGTGGCCGAAGGATCCGGGGTGATGATCCATTCCTGCAACGAGTTGTCGAAATGACCTGCAAAACCTCCGGGAGTAAAGCTGTCATTGAGCTTCTTCCTAGAGTCTTCTTCCAATTCGACTTTCATGCTTCTCACTAAAAGCTTCGTGGCCGAGATTTGCCGCAAGACCTCAAAGGGCGCGATGTCGGTGTATAACCGTTTATTCAAATACTTTGGAGTTTCCATTGCTTATGCTCCTTTTCTGGTTAATAACTGGGGATTTTCGTCAAGGATCTGATCGATATCAAACTGGTTGTCTATCGGGTTGCCGTATTCATCAGCGATCACTACTCCGTAGTTTGTCAAATGCGATTCGGCCACCTTCTTGTGGTATCCCATCCATCTTTCGTTGATAGCGTCTGTAAGCTGATACTCGATTCCGTACTTTGTCGTTTTCATGTTATTGTTCTTTACTTGTTTTTCAAAGGTTAATGGAAGGGCGGTTGCCCGCCCCATTTATCGTTAGAGTACTACTACTTCATTGCGAGTTATTCCGAGTTCCCAGCATTTGATAAATATATTATCAAGTTTTTCATTAGCGTAAAGGATTGCATTATCAGAACGTCTTACCAGCTGGTGGTAGAAGTTGCTTCCGGTCGGGTTGTTATAAATATAATCTATGAAATACTTTGTTGTCCTTGTTTGTGTTGCCGTTGCGATCATTGTCTTCTTCTTTAGTGTTATTAACTGATTTTACGATCCCAAATCCTGGTGACGATGGTGTCCATTCTCAGGACCAATGTTTGATTGATCTTTAATCCATAAAGCTCTTCCATATCAGATTCACAAAATCCAAGCTCCTCTTCTTTGTCGATCTGTTCTCCTGATAATGTGAAAGCCTTATCCTGTTCGGGTTCATAAAACATAAATCTTCGGTTGTAAAATTGTGTTTCCATCTTTTTGATATTTAGTGTGTTACGTTGTTTGTATTGTAAACGTACGCATGAATAAATTAACCTGCAAATATTTAAAACTTTAATATTCAAATAATTGCAAAATATTTTACTAAAAGTTCAATTAGCGAAACAGGGTGCGCATTGAAGCGGCAAAAGCCAAAATCAGAGAAACGATTTGTAGTCGTTATCCTTCAGGAACCACGGAAGGGTTCCCCTTTTTTCCGCCGCCATGATTTGGTCACGGTGGGAAGAGATCCAGTCTTTATACCCCTTCGGAACCTCGGTGACCGACTCCCTGATGGGCGTATCCGTTTCCATCGAGTTCCAGAACTCTTCATCGCTGCAAAGGATCGGGATGGTGTAACACAGGCATTGCGGATGCCAGCCGATGAACACGAAATTTTTCGGGTAGATCCCTGCGAGGGAATCACACAGGGGGCAATCGAAGGGCCTGTACCGGGTTCGCTTCACTTCATAACCCGTAATGAAATCAAGCTGTTTCCACCGTTCCTGCTCGGCTTCCCTGTACGAATTATTGATCACCGTCCGAGTCAGGCGCATGGCGTTCTTGAAGGAACTGCGGTAAGCTCCCGGTTCCGGGCGGTATTCCTTGGCAGGCTTCGACAACCCGAGAAGCCCCGTCCGTTTGTTCCTTACCCTTCTGAAGAGCTTGTCGGGCTCCTGAAGTTCTTTCCGAACCTCACGGCTTAACCCGGCAGCGCTGGTTCCTTTCTTCAGGGCTATCGAGATCGCATCTTCAAGGTTCTGCTTGTGGACATCCCCCAGTTTCCAGATACGGTCGCTCAGGCTCAGGTGATCCGTCTTTCTTTTCAGGAAAGCCTGCAGGGCCGCCTCATTGTTCTGGTAATATTTCGGAAAGGCTTTTTCAAAGGATCCCTTGAACCGGACAGCGTTCAGAAATCCTGAAACAAGGACATCGTTGTCAGCGTTGCATGCCCTCCATTCCTGAACCGTCCCGTCAGTTATCAGGCTTCGCAACTCCTTGCGAAACCCCTCAATGACAGCCTTTGCCTTGTTGTTCAGCTCCGGGTAGTCCGAGAAGCGGAACATTCCGTCTCCCATGTACCCGGACTGAACGGCCAGTCGGCACAGATCGGCATTCACCTTGTCGTAAAGCAGCTCCAGAGAAGCGGTATACTGCTCAATCCTTCGGAGATGGGCGGTATAAACCCCTTTGCGATACGCTCTACTGTAAGGTTTCTTTGCCATGATTACTGGGCTGTAGCGAATATGTCCTGAGTTCTGTAAGCGGCTTCACGGGCGGCGTCTTCATCCGCCTCCAGTTTTAAGCGGCGAAGCCCCTCTTCCGTATCTTCCACCAACTGGGCCGCTTCAACGGCATCCTGCTGCGACATGATGGCCTTCCCTCCCGTTGCCTGAGAATAAGTAGAGACAGTAGCAGCCTTGTCTTTCTGTACAAAAGGAGTAATGATATGCTCAACTTCAAGCTGCATAATCGACTTCTCCCATGCTTTATTCATCTGGCCGAGAAAACGCTTAATGATGTTTCCCTCCCGGTGCAGTCCGGTAAGGATATCATGCGCCTCTTCCATCACCCGAAGGTGGGGATCCGTCAACAGGGTCTCCCGTGCAGCCCCGGAATCTCCCGATCCCTTGATCCGGTCTATCGTAAGGTTCGGCATCTGCGTTTCCTCCTCGATATTCTCCTTCATCAGGTCGATATGGAGTTTGGCATCCGTCTGCTTGATGGCCGGGGAAACGGTGGTGACATCGCCGCCCACCTCAACATGGTACACTTCCCGGGCCTTGTCCCCTACCGGAACTTCCGCTTCGTTAATCAGCTTCCCCTTGATCACCACGATGGGCTGGATGTTCTTGCGAATCACATCGCTTCCCCGGGACATGGAAAACTCGATCTCGTCTCGGTTGTTCTGCACCCCTTCAAAGAACGGGGCGTAACGCCACCAATAGCTGATCGGATGGGTAAGGATCGTTATCAGTTCGGGCATTCCGTCTTGGGTGGTCGGCTCCCACTTGTCCCCTCTTTGTTCCCATTGGTAATGTTGCGTCTTGGTGTAGGAGTCGAACCGGGGAACGTTCGTTCCATCCTTTCTTACGCTGTATTCAAAGGATATCACCTGCAGGTCATCGTATTCGTCAAAGAGGACGTAGGGCACGGCATGGGTAATCCCGGACATCTTCTGAGGCATGGGGGAATAACTCCGGCATTTGAGTTTTTTGGCGGATTTGAAGCCGTAGAGTTCGTTTTCCTCATCCACAGTGTACCAGATGGTAAACACCTGACAGGAAGCGAAGAAAGCCTTGAAGCGCTTCATGTTCACCCCATCGATGCGGTTCGTGTTATAGACCGCCTCCATCGCTTTGGCCTGTGATTTCTTCGTCTCGTCATCCGCCGTTTTGTATCGGCGTTTGACGGGTGTGGAGAAGGCCATCTGGGCCACCCTTCGGGTAGCGATCCTCTCGGCGGCGTAGGTGATCTTCGCCGGAATATCCCGCTGGCCTCCCCGGATCTTGTCCCTGGGCCTTCGGCTTTTATCCGTGATGATAGCGTGTTGGTTCGGGTCGTAGTCCTTTTCCAGATCGTCCCAGGAAGGCACAAGAAGCGTGCTTTGCTTCAGATCCTGAATGATATCGGCTATGGGCCGCCCTTCTGTAAAGATTTCTTTAATGTCCATGTGTTTGCGTTTAAGAAAAATCGTTAAGTATTTGGTGCTCGGATATCGCTTCCGGGGTAAATTCCTCGGGATAGAACGTGTTGGCCAGGGCATCCAGCCGGTCTGTCGAGAAGCCCAGTCTTTCGATGATGTCCTCTTTGGGTTCTATGATGATGCTGCCGTTGCTCTGGAACTTCCAATGGACCTCGGTGGCCTCCTGCATCAGCACGTCATCCGGGGGCAAACAGGGATTGTTTTTGTTCTTCGGATCCAGCCAGTCCCGAACCGCCCAGTAGAGGTACGCCCTCATGTTGGCGAAGGTGTACACGTTGGTCATGTCCGAGAGCCCTTTGGCGCTTTCGGAATACTTGCAGGATATGGCGTTGGCGTATCCTTGTTCCCTGAGCCTCGAATACACCCCGGCGCCCTCCCCTATGGTGTCTATATAAGCCGAATCCTTCTGTTTGTTCCTTAGATATGGAACCAGCTTTCCCGCCACGTGCATGTGATCCGCTTTCCCTGCCGACTGATGGATCCAGAACCACGCCACATAATCCCCGGTACGCTTGCAGATGATGCTGCTGTCCCGGCCCATACCTGCCACGTCAACCCCGTAACGGTTCACACGGCCTTTGAACACTTCTTCGGCATCCGATCCCCATTCCAGCCATCTGCGGTTGGCTGCTTCAATCCACTCATAAGGAACCAAAACATCTTCCGACACTTTGGGGAACATTCCCCTGACCTTGACACGGAACAGATCATTAGGCCTGTATAAGCTACCTTCCCAGGCAAAATCCCCTTCCGCCTCGGAGAAGACATCCTTTTCGATCCGGGTACACCACAAATCCACCTTGTCCTTCACCCAGTTGTAATCCACCTGTCCGGGGATCACAAGTTGTTTTTTCACCACGTTCTCGGCATTAAGGGAATCAAGGCGGAAATGTTTGAATCGGGGCGACTTCATGGCCCTTGCGGCATAGCCGCTGGTGGTGTTCGGGTTGAACACGATCAGCATCCGGGAGTTGCCCTGCAGGTTGCCTTCTATGGCGTTATAAATTGTCTCGGCGATCCCCGAAGCTTCCGTAAGCACAAACATGGTGTTGACGGCATGGAACCCCGACCACGCCTCCATGTTGTGTTCATCGGCCTTGAAGCCGGTCAGGAACCATTCTTCATAGTCGGTACGGATATCATCGGCCACAAGCCTTCCGGGCAGGAACTTCGCCTGGCGAAACAAACGCCTGACCTCCGGAGTCATAATGTTTTTCACCTGACGTCCTGTGGGCGCCGTCATGGCGATCTTCGTGTTGTCCAGCAGATCCCCGTTCTTCGAGAAGCGAGGCGTCAGGTACAGGAAGCATAGACAGACGCAGGCGGCCACAAAGTCCTTGCCCCGGGAAGTGCCGCTGCATACCGCCGTCAACGGGTTGACCTGGGCCGATTCAACGATCGCCTGCTGTTCCCTATCTAACCGGGCGTGCAGGACGTCCCGGACAAACACGTTCCAGTCGTTTTGCCAGGTCTTGTATTTTCGTATGTATTGAACGGGAATCATTCCGGCTCTTCAAAATTTTTTCGCTTCGTTTACGGGGTCTCCTCGGCCGAGGCGGCTTTCATAAGCTCAAGGAACGGATTGACGGTAACGTCATTCTCCACCGTTTCGATGTAGCCACGTTTCTTCCCCTTCGTTTTCAGGAAGAAAATGATCGCCGTGATGTTGCTGTCCATGATCTGCGTAAGCAGCTTGCTTTCGGCATAGTCGATCAGCTTTTCGTTCTGATCTTCCACCTGCTCGGCAAACTTGGGATTGGTTTTCATCCACCGGTAGTAGGTGCCCCTCCCGATATTGGCTTTCTCACAGGCTTCGCTGATATTGCCGAAAGAAGCCTTGTAGGCCGCCAGAAAGATCTTCTGCGTGGCGGTCGTGCGCTTTTTTACTTGTTCATTTTGTGTCATCGAATAGTCTGTTTTGTAAGTTGTTGACTCCTTCTTCCTCGGTGCAGGAGATATTCTCCCGGTAATCCGCAGGTATCCCCTTATCCGCCTGTAAGGCAAGGCGTTCCATCTCCTCTTCACCGGGCATCTTGTTGGCGTTGTTGATCCGGGAGGCTTCCTTGTAGAAATGATCCAGGCCCCTTCCCATGGACTTGCCCTTACGGGTGTGCATGTCATAGGCGTAGTCGGGAATGGCCATCGGCTGTGTCTTATGGCGGTTCCAATAGGTGGAAATGGCCAGATCCACATACCTTGACTTGCGGCAGATCACCAGCGTGAGCACCGCTTGGGTGAAAGGCAGCTTCTCGGGAAGGCTCCGTTCCCTGAGGGCGAATAGAAAGTCATACGACTGCTTGAGGGCCATGATGGCCGTGATGCACCCGGGCGTTCCCAGCCCCACGTCTTCGCTGGCCATGATCACCATCCGTTTCCAGGCGTATTTCTGATAGCCGCTTTCGTAGAGTTCTACGGCCCAAAACATGGCCTCCTTTTCAAGGCCCCTGCGTATTGATTTCTGAAAGGCGCTGGCCACTTCAAAGAAGTCGTAGCCGTTCTTAGTGAGTAACTGATCCATTGCTTATGTGTTTTATGATGATTTCCTGCGCCTGTGAGATGACCGCCTCGGCATCGTGGCCGATGGATTCATAGAAACTTTTATTGCCGCTTAGACATTCATAGGCTATCTCGAGCGTTCTCCGCTCCTGGGGCGAGTATCCGATCCGGAAACCTTTGACGATCTTCAGGGCTTCCTTCACCTGTCCTGAACGGAACAGCCTCGTTGCCTTCAATGTCTTTGTTTCTATCATATAATAATCTGATTTACTTATACTTATATTTAATGTAAACGTACGCTGGATGTTTGAAAAACCAAAAAGTTTTGACGATGTTTTTTCATTATTTACGTTATTTAACAAATTGAATATCAAAAAGGTATCTTTAACGTTCTTTGGTATTCATGTTTCCTTTTCGCCAACCCGGTATCCTCCTTCATGGCGATGGCTTCACCGAACATCTGACGGAGAAAAAGGGTGTCGGCCTTTTCCTGTTCCTTGGTACGGTAGGAAGCGCAACCGCCGGGGTTGCCGAAGGTCTTGGAGCCAACCACCGAGAACCGGGTGTCGATCCAGCACCTGCGGTGCCGGTAGGCGTTCAGGGCGCAGATCCAGTAATCTTCCGAGACAACGGCCCTCTCATGGAAGTATAGTCCGGATCCTTCAAGAAGCCCTATTGTTCCATTGAGAACTCCTGAAAGTTTTATGGGCTGCATATCGTTATAGGTTAAAGGATTTCCTTCCTTGCTCAGGCCGAACAGGAAACATCCGGCAAGCCGGGCGCAGTTGCCTATGTATTGCACCACGTCATAAGCTTCATCTGCTGTAAGTGCTGCTTCTTCCCCTTTCTCAACGTATAGACGGTTAATAGAATGGATGTCATCATCTATCATAAACACATTGGGAAAGTGTTCATAGATCCACTGCCGTTTCAGTGTAAGCCCCTTGATGCTGTCGGGATGGCAGACCACCTCGTTGTTTGGGTTGTGCCTTTCGTAGGCTTCCCTTTGGGATTCGGGAACGCAGAGTACGGCATTGCTGATACAGCCGATGGTGATTACACGGTCAGCTCTCAAATGAGAGGGAATGACTATTTTGATTTCTACCGCTCCCATGCTTCCTTGAATTGTTCCACCGTTATGACCATCGCTTTGCCGGTTCGGGAGTTCTTATAGCTTCGGGCCGTGTCGATCTTCAGGGCGGTTTCCAGAAAGGAGGTGTCGATGCTGTTGGTTGAGACGATGATCAGGGCATCGTACTTCTCGCTGAACTTGGGAACGATCGGCATCTGGCAGTTGGAGTTGTTCACGGCATTGAACCGCTTCTCATACTCGGTCAGGAAGAAGGCCAGTTCCTTGTCCTTGAACCCCACCTCCTTCAAAAACTCCCGGGTGAAGTGCATGGCCAGTTTGCCTTCATCGAAGTGGCCCGTATTCTTGTTGAGTCGTACGTTAAGCTCCCGTTCCAGGTCGAGGGTCAGCTCAACGAAAACGCAGGGAACCTGTTTGTAGCCGAGTACTTTCGCCTCCTTCACCCGCTGGTGTCCTCCGACAATGATATTCATCCGGTCCGGGTGCCTGTTTACGATCACCGGATCCACGAAGCCGAAACGTTTGAGGCTGGCACGCAGGGCCTGCTTCTCCTCCTCGGTGGTGTCCCGTGGGTTGTACTCGGCAGGGATCAGCGAATCGATATCCACATACCGGATGGTAAGGAGTTCGGGTTCTTTGTTGTCTTTAGTCTTTGCCATGTTCTGAATCTTTTATCAAGTCCATGATGCCGTTGGGACCGATGTTGAACAACGCATCAATGATGCTCATATGGGAAAGGAAACTCGGCTTTCCGTGCTGTTTGTATGTTGGGTGGGTAAACTCATGGAAGACTACCGGAATGGGGAACTTTTCCATCTCGAGGTAGTCTTTTCCGGAAGGGCCGGACAGGTACCTGTCGGCCCGTGTCTTTTGACAGATATCGACCAGAAGATCCGTTTTGCTTCCCTCCACATTCAATCTACTGGCGTAGGTGATCGAACAGGAAAGGCCAAGCACCCGGAACAGGTGCGAGAGCAGGGAGGCGTTCAGATCGATCAGGTGGGTGTACTCGAAGCTGTATATCTTTTCCATGTCCGGGAAGCACTCCCTGAAATAAGGGGCTTTGGAATAGGCTTGCCGGATCCTTTCGAGGTTTTTGCGTTTTACGGATCGGTGAAACTCCGGGGCGATACGAACCTCACTGATATTTGATGTTCCTGACACAACAGGAACGGTGATCCATTGGTAGCCGTTTGGTCCGTAAATGCGGTTGCGATTCTGGAAGTAGTTTTTCTCGAAAGAGACATTGTCCAGAAGAACCACCGTGTCGGCCCGGGAACATTTGGAGAAGAAACCCAGATACGGCAGGTGTTCGGGCTGGTGTATGGTCACGGTGTTCATCGCATCATCTTTTGAACGTAAAACATCTCGGCGTACTGGCAGCCACTTTCAATACCCCTCATTCCGGCAAGGGAGCGGATCCCCGTCTCGTTCAGGGGAGAGGGTGGATTCTTTTGCTGGGATCTGTAGAGTCCGAACAGTTCGATCTTTCGGTCGACTACATCCGTGATGTCATGATACCATCGGCCCCCGTTGATCACATCATGGTTTCCGCCGATAAAGGGGTATTCGTACAAGGCCACCAGGGAGGGGCTGTATCCTTCCCTTAGCCGCAGGGAGGCCATGGCGCACTGGTAGATCTTCCGGTGATCCTGATGGTGGCTGGCGTAGTTGACAAAGAGTTCATCCGGGCGGATCGTGCCGATCAACACATCGAGGGCGGTGATGATCTCCACATCCGGAACCGTGTCAAGGTAGGCGTCAAGCCCCTTGTGCATGACAAACCAGTTCTTTGTGCTTAGGGCCTTGTTAAGGGATTCGGCCTCCCGGTATCTTCGGGTGAAGTCCTGATCGGCGGCGATCTTGCCGCCTCCCACGGCACCGTACATCTTTCCTCCTACCGCTCCGTAGATAATACAGATCTCGGATCCTTTCATCTGTTCATGCAACAGATACCCTCCGCAGCCGAGCACTTCATCATCGGCATGAGGGGCTATCACAAGTATCTTTTTGATCTTCATGTTGCAAATTTATCAAAAAGGTGTAATTATTACACCTTTCAAGATAAAAAAAGAAGAAACGAAAAGATAAATATGTCAAATTCAAAGTCACAAGTATAACGAAAGGAATAATTCTCTATTTTTGAAGGAGTTCCAATTCAGGGTCCTATAAACCTTCCATCTGACGTTCCAACCGTTTCTTTTTGTACCTTTTTTACTCTTAAGAGTGTTACCAAAAGGTATAACCATAATAGATGCTCATGCCAGCATAATAACTATCTTTTATAGATTATGCGTCAACATTTATTGACAGACCTAGAGTGGCATACATAAACGTGTAAAACAATATTTTACTGTTTGTTATATAAATTATAGCCCTATGAAAAAGAAAAAATTTATTTGTCCCAATTGTGGTCACAAACAGAAATTCTATCATACAATATATGTAGAAAACAGAAGAACAAAGAGTGATCAAGAATCTGAAATTCAAGTGCTTGGCAACGATCTTTTATTAGAGATTTCTTCTATGATCGAAAATAGTGATAATACAGCAGACTTTGAGGCTAATATTTGCAATATCATAATGGCAGAAAAGTATTCTATGTGCTCTAGTGAAAATTTTGAGCTATTATGTGCCATTGCTACTACATACATCAATTCACTTGGTTTTTGGCAGGGAAATATCGAAGAAATAATCGGGGCTTCAAGCATACCTGATACAAAGACTTGGAAAGAATTTTGGTCGGATGTCAAACGATTAGCACGAGCAGATGCAGAACAGGCATGTGCTGTAGCTCCAGGTGCTATACTTGCTGGACCAGCTGCCGTTGAAGTGATTTTTGCTACTGCAGCTGTAGGATCAGCTATTGAGTGCGCTGACATGATTAGTGAAAGGATCTAATGTTATGAACATATTTAAGAGACCTTACAGTTTTATTTTTAGAACTACATTCACTTTTATTACTGTATTTTTAATTGAGATGATTTTTGAATTAATAGAGAAATCATCTTATTCTTTCTGGTATGGCTTACTGCATGCACTTATTATTACCTTTACAGTTATGGCAACCAGTTATTATTTTAATAATAGAAAACAGAAGAAATAACAACCTAAACAATAACTCCCCGGATCAGGCACACCTGGTCCGGGGAATTTGTGTTTTGATCTTTGAATATTATTTTACATAATTCTATTCAAAAAGTTAATTGAGTGACATTAAACAATTGTATATCAACATATAGCTATCGTTCCTAAAATCCGTTTTTTTGTATCATTTGAAATACCTTTCCACCCCGCCCGTGTCAATCTTGTAGTTGCTATACTTCTGCTTTCTAAACATGACATACTCCTCGATCGGCATTGGCTGGTACTTCTGACAGGAGAGTTCATCCTTTTGCTCCTCAGACATCGAAAGGCACTCCGGACAGGCGTTATGGCATTGGCAGCTATTGCAGGTTCGTTCCATCTTAATTGATTTATTTTTTCGTGTAACTATACCCGTTGAACACCAGTGTTGAATCGCTGGGAATGTTAATGTCGATCGTGTCAAACCGCCCGGAACCCATGAAAGACGCACTATACAAGTGTTTCCCATTGGAAGCAACCCGGTAGCAGTAGAATGTAGGCCAGTGGTCATAATAGATAGTATTATACTCTCCATGACATAATACCTCTGACCCGTTGAACAGGCGTTTTGGTCGAAGTGTTTTTTCTGCCTCGTAGAAGTTGAGCCTTACCCGGCCACTTTCATTCTCACGGTAGAATTGTGCATTAGACACATAGTTGAGAACACGCTGCTGAGCAGGGGTAGCGGTAGGATAATCGAACTTTGTACAGGCTGCAAGGACAGCGAAAAGGAGTATTGAAGATAAGCGTTTCATGTTTTTTTTGTTTCTAAAATAGCACTTGACCTAAGGGAGCGTGAAAAGTCCCCGGATTTCTTCTGATTTTAGCCCTATAGGGCTATTTTATTGGTTTCACTGTGTCATTGACTTAATGATTAAAAACCATACGATTCTTCAAAATCATACACCCACACCCATGGGTTGCTATCCCATGTACCTTTTCCGTTTATTTTATCGATAAGTACGGAATAGGCTTCTTGTGGAGTTGGCCACCCAATTTGTCCATTTAGCTGTCCATTTATCGTTAACCCGTTTTCGTACCAGCCATAATCACACCGTATTATTCGGGCTTCCTGTATCCCCTCTTTTAGGCAATCAACATTTGAAATGTCCTGCAACCTTTCGGCACGCACCCCGGTAATCTTGATGAAATGTCTTGCGGCAGATTGAGGCATAAAGAGTTTGTTAGACCATTTGATAGGTGACAATTCCTCTACATCAGAGTAATCCTCTCCATATTTGTATATTAATACCGGTTCCTGATTATTTAAGGATAAATAAGAATACGGCTCTTTCAGGTAAACCGTTTCGCCAAGTTTATATTTCGGCTTAACGGGGATAAGGTCATCGCCATTGCTACCGTCTGCGTCACATTTCCATATATCTTGAATAACCCCATCCTTTGTGCTTTCCACGTTAAAAAATCCAGTAGAAGATTTTATCATCCTTCTTGTCTGTGTTTTTTGCCCCGCAACCACCTTGTTGAATAAGGGCTCTATAAAACATATTCCTTTCATCCCTGTATTGATTTGATTATAAGTATAGCGCAAATAGTTCCTATCGTCCACGCAACAAGAGCGAAGATTGTATTGAACAGGAGCCTTTGAAGTCGTTTGTTTTTCATAGCATTCTTGTTTTATCGTCTGTATGATTCGGTTATCACCCGGTAGGCATCCCTCATTTCCTGATTGGTTCGCTTCATCCACCTGGTCATTTCTTTGAAGTACTCGGCATTGGTAATCTTGTGCGACTTGGGAGTGACTGCGATCACTTCAATTTCGTGCTTCTCACAGAACTTGATGATCTGTTTGCCGATTGCGGAGTTCTCTCCCAGCTTTGATCCGATGCTGGCCGATTTCCAGGCGTTGTCCGAGCCCTTGACATGGAAGTTCGTTTTATTGTTCCACCCGGCTTCAACAAGGATAATCAGATCGAATCCCAGCTCTTTTGAATCATTCGAGTATTCAAGGATCTGCCGGAAGGTATCTTCCAGGTCCATGGTTGTGAGTTGGGAGATCTGTCCCAGATCCGGCCGGTAAGCGCAGAAGCCGGATCGGTCAACATCCGGATCAATTCCGATAAGCAGCGTTTTCATTCTTCAGTTGCTTTTTTAATGGCCGCTTCGGCTATTTTGTAATGTTCTTCCAAAACGCCTTCAAGTACAGTTAGCACCGGTAGATTGGCCACTCCTTCCATTAAATGTTTAAGCGCAAAAAATAAATCTGGAGCAGCAGAAATTAAAGCAGCATCCCTTTTTCGCCATATACTTTCACATATCAGATAGCCACCATAATATTCAATGGCTCCTTTGCCCGCATGTCCTGTGCTTTCAAGAAGTCCATCTGGATTGTCAGTAATTACTTCTCGTCCTGTTTTACCTATTGACCAGTTTTCTTTTTTCATAAGTTTTCATCTTTTTCATTTTAAGTTTAAAGGGCCACGCCCATTTGAAACCAACACTCATTTTTGTTTAACTTAAACTTTGCGATGGCCCTTTTTGTCATTTCTTTATCTCAGCTTTAAGTACATCGTAATTTTCACGTATGTACTGCAATACATGCGTTGAACATTTCTCGTTTTCATAGAGCCAGAGCAGGTAAGAAGCCGGAACATTGGCCATCTTTTCGCCTTTGTATTTGCCATAGGGCATCAAATCGCTGTCTGTCATTATTCTTATCTTGTTTCAACTTTATCTATCGCTTTGAATATCTCATACGCTACTTGCGGAACAATAGCGTTTCCTAATCCCTTAAGTCTGTCCACCCGATCGGGTAGCCCATCAACCACTCTACCCACTCCGGGTTCAGTTTCCCACCAGCTACTGCATTTAGGGGTAAAGAGTTGCGTTCCATCTGCGATTGACCGCCATTGTTCTTTGCATCCTGTGTTGTTGGTGTTGGATATAATCCCGTCATCATCGCTATTACTGTTCTCAAATCCTGCCCACCGGTTCCGTGTATTCCCGGACTGTTTACATCCGATGCCCTCGGTGTCGGGAAAAACAAAACCTGATTTACCAGTCCTGCATTGCTGCTGTTCCCTGCATTTCTCAATCGCATCGTCCCATTCTCCGTTACATATAGATTTCCCGTTTTCTTTTTGCTCATCTTGCCGTCCGATGCCGTTGGAATAAGCCACAATCCAGACCCTATCTCTCTTATGCCAGGCGTTTTTACCGCAAGCTGGAATAATAAACGTTTCTGTGGTGTAATCCTGTGCTTCCAGGTCAGATAACACCGTGTCGAGTGCCAGGCCGATGATACCAGTAACATTTTCGCCAACAACATAGGTCGGTTTAATCGTTGCAATAACTCTAAACATTTCTTCCCAGAGGTAACGGTCATCATCTTTGCCTCTTCGCTGCCCGGCAACGGAGAATGGTTGGCATGGAAATCCTCCTGAAATAACGTCAATTCTGCTTGTGTATTCATGTCCTGTAAAATCTTTAATATCTACAAATCGTTCTGTTTTTGGAAAGTTTTTAGCTAACACTTTTCTACACCAATCATCCTTTTCTACCTGAAAAATATTGTTCCACCCCATCCATTCTGCGGCTAAATCAAAACCGCCTATCCCTGAAAATAAAGAACCGTGTGTAAGCCTCATCTTCTTGCATTTATCATATCAACCTTCTTGACCCAATACAGCTTCTCCCCGATTCGCACCTTCTTGAAATCCTCACTCATAACCGCCCTGCCATTTGCGCATATATCGCATACCTCGTCGTAAGAATACAGCCGGACACGTCGATCAAATGAGATTATATCCGATACATTTAGCTCTTTGTAGGGAAAGTTGTCAATCACGTGCGTTACGGCATCTTCCAGCCGTTTTGCGGTGAATTGATTCTTTTTCATTCGCTCATACAACAGGCTAAAGAATTCATCGCCGGAGCGGGGAAAGGCAATTCTCAAGGTCCTTATCGCCTGGGCCATTTCGTCAATAGTTGCGGGCCTGTCTTGGTAGAGGCTCAATTCCGGTTCGCCGTTTGAATTCGTCCGGAGTAATGTGTCCTTTATCGAGAGATTCATACTCAAGGCGCAGGGCAGTTGCGGCAAGTCCCCGGGCAAATTCTTCATCTGAGGCCTTATCGGGCTTTCTATTGTTTGCGTTTTTTCCATCGTTTTGTCGTCTTTTTATCCAGTTACGGAACGTTAAATTTGCAGACAGGTTCTTTTTTAGCAAGTCTTTAGAGTTATGCATAGCCAGCAGCACCTCTGCGGTCATGCCGGGCGGAAACTCCTCTTTGATCCTGAGATACTCTTCTTCAGTGAATGGCTCTTCCATCTTCGCTACTCTGGGCGCCTTCTCCAAAATCCACTTTTGGAATTTTTCAAAGTCCGGATTAGGGAGGGGGGGCGGCGCAACCGGGGGGTGGGTTTCTTCTTTTGGGAAATCGGAATTTATGGGATCGGGACTTTCTGGGGATACGTCAGTATCCCTCTTTTCTTCCATTTCCTCTTCCTTTTCCATTTCCTCCATCGTGTTCACGTGGTGTTCACTATGTGTTGACGTGGTGTTGATGTTGTGTTCACGTAATGCTTTATTAATTAAATCATTAATAATTTCCTTCCCGATGAACGACTTGTCGTATCTTTTGTCTATGACCTGATGGCTACGGAATGTGCGGATATAGTAATAGCTTTCTTCTGCGTGAATAATAGGTATTAGCATCCGGGCATCCACTAAGGCATCTATCCATTTTTTTACTTCTGATACACGTAAGTTTTCATCATAAGGAAATATCTGGGACTTAAGTAACGCTGCATTACCCTTAATACAACCAAAATCGTCAGCGAAATTCCAGCAGCCAATAAAAAACAGCCTACATGAAATAGGCAATCTTCCGACCTTCTCATCTTCCCAAAATTCAGGTTTTATAGTCCTTATTCTGGCCATATCAATAACCCGTTCTGGTAAGTTTCAGGTTCTCTTTTTGGAAAGAAAGCAGGGTTCGTAAAATATCCCCCTGGTGTATGCATGCGCTGTTGAGCCTGTCCACCCAATTAACCAGCCTGTTCTGCTGGTCGGTGACCGATTCGATAAACATCTTCGACACGGTGGCCGGAAGTTTCCCGATGGTGCCGACATGGGTGGAATAGACCGACACCCGGGCCTGATCCAGTTCCATCTTCGCCTCGGCCAGAAGATATCCGGTTCGTGCCATGTACACGGCAATGCAGGACAACCGCTCGCTGATCTCGTTGGGATCATCGCTCACGGTGATCTCAAGATACTGCTGCATGTTGTTGAGTTCTTCGCTGTATTTCTCCAGTAAATTCATTTTAGAAATCTTTATTGAAATCAATGGTCAATCCCTTATTGGCTATAAACACCCTCTTCGCCGTGGCCGTCCTTACCGTCTCCCTGAACTGCTCCGCATCCGAGTTGTCTCCCGAAAGGTGCAGGAGAACTATGTTTGTGACCTTTTTAAGGCTGTTTGCCTGTAAGGTGTTGATGCAGTTTTCAAGGCTCATGTGGGAAGCCAGGATCCGCTCCCGGACAAAGGGCTTGACGGTGCCGTTGCTCACATTCTCGGACAAGATCCCCGCATCGTAGTTGCATTCGATCATGATCTGGCTCAGTCCGGGGAAACGATACCGCAGGTAGTACGTGTCGGTGGCAAAGAGGATCCATCCCGTTTCCCGGTGGTATATCAGGAATCCGCACGGCTCGTTACAGTCGTGCTGCGTGGGGAACGGTCTGATGAACCATTCCCCGACCGCACGTTCTTTCATCATCTCACAGGTTGTGAACTTTCGCTGTCCTTTCAAGGGGATCCCCTCGGCCGTTCCCCTGGTGCAATAACAGGCTATCGAAGCGTTCAGGTACTGTTCGGCATACCGGCCGTGATCCCCGTGTTCATGCGTGATCAGCGCAGCGGCGATCTTCATCGTGCTGAAGCCGATGGTTCGATATACCTGTGTCAGGGGGCAACCGCATTCGATAACAAGGGCCGTCTTGCTGTTATGCAAGACGTACCCGTTGGCGTGGGATCCCGAATTGAGGACGGTCAGTTTCATTGTTGCTGCATGAATGAGGGGATGGGCTGCTTTCCTACCGGCTTGGGAGATTGGTTTTCTTCCTGCTTTTGAGCTTCTGGCTGGCTTTGTTTGGGCTCCTCCGGGGCTTTTGGCTCAGAAAGGTTGATCTCTTCCTTGTTGGCGTTCTGCTCGACTTCCTTCTTCACCTTTCCGGTCACATCCTCATAGGGTGCCTCCTCGATGTCGTATAATTCCTCGGTGGTGTGCATCCCCATGGAAATCTCCGGGGCGTAGGTCCGTTGGAAGAAAGCGGCGGCCCGGTATTGAAGCATCAGCTCGGGCATGGTCTGCCACTTGCTTCCGCTCTTCCCGAACCAGCCTTCTTTTTTTGCCATCTCGATGGATACCCAGGCTCCGTAGAGGGTTTCTCCGGTTTTGTCTTTGGCAAAAGCCCGGCAACGCCATTTCTCCGTTTCCCGGTTTTCATGCTCATAACGGAGAGGCGAAAACTTGCCGCAGGTGTTGATCGTGGCGATCAGGAACTTGCTGCTCCATCCGGGGTTCCCGTGTACCATGTACAGGTTCTGCATCACCAGCAGGGGGCTCGCCCCGATCCGGTTGGACATCTCAAGGGCTATGATGCAGTTCGGGAGCCCCGTGTCTCCCCGGTAGATCTCGGGAACGATGCTCGAGGCCGAGAGGCATTTGGCCATTCGCATGGCCTGTTCAAAGTTGTTCTGCGAGCCGAACACCAGCATATTGCTGGCGGGCTGTTCTTTTACGGTCAATTCTTTTTCCATTGCTATATGATTGTTAAGGGTTCTTTTTCAACTACTTGCAGCATGATGATCTGGGAGGCGGTGGGTTCAAGCCTTGTCACGCTCTCCTTCCTATCGATCCAGATCGGGGCCGATACGCCGTAGAACTTCTGCAGGGCGTTGCAGATGTCGATCCCGGCGTTGATCTGCATGGCGGTGTTCAGGTCTTTGTAAGGAGTTCCATTGACCATAGGCTCACATACTTCTTTCTCCCCGTCATTGGTTAGGTTCTCGACAAACATCCGGAACCTGACCAGGCGGAAGAGTCCGGAGATCCTTTCATCGATCAGATCCACCTTCGCCCGTTTGAACTGCCGGATCTGCTCGGTGAGCTGTTCCACCGAGGCGATATCCTGAGCCAGTTCCTTCTCCCTGGCTTTCAGCTCGGCAATCCGTTTGTCGGTACGCTGGTTGGCTCCTTCCAGCAGCAGGGTTTCCTTCTTCGTGCGGATTTCCTTTTCCAGCTCCGACTTGCGGGCAAGCTGCTGTTCGATGCGCCCCTCGCCTATTTGGGCCTTGGTCTGGGCGATCCGTTCCTTGCATCCGAGGATCTTCTCAAGTACCACCTGGTATTCCCGGCTCCCGGCCTTGATCGCTTCCAAAGTGGGTAGTTGGGCCAGCTCGTCCGAGGCTTGTTTTATCAGGCGGTTTTGGCCTTCTGCGGCCTTTTCCTTTTCCTGCAATCCCGATTCTGTTTTTTCAAGATCTTCATTGATCTGATTCATGGCGGCCTGATGACCTTTCGCTCTTTCCTCAATGGTGGCAAGTCGCCGGATCTTCTCCTGGTTCCACTGCTCTATGTTTCCGGAGCGCATATTTTCAAGATCCTCCGGAGAGAACGGCCGGTGGCAGGTTTCGCAGGCTTCGGGCAACTGATCCGTGTACTCGGTTTCATTTACCTGTTTCCATTTTTCTACTGCCTTCTGGAACAGGTCGCTTTCTTCATTGTATCTTTTCTTCAACTCCTCAATCTTTCTCCTTAAATTATTCAGATCATATTGCAAAAGAGAGGCGTCCGTTTCCGCTTTCTTCTGTTCGGCCAGTATCTTGTACCTTTTGTCGGTCAGCTGCCGATTCAGGCTGGCCTCGATCTCGGCGGCCACGTTCTCAAACTCGGTCAACTCCCGTGTCAGGGGGCTCTCGTCACCTTTTAGGAAGCGATCTGTGTTCGCCAGTTCCGATTCCAGTTGCGAGATTTCTTCCCGAAGTGCGGCATAGTCGATGTTATCATCTACCTTGCTCCTTTCCAGTTCATCCACCCGGGAAGGGATCTGGTTGTACTCCGTCTCGGCCGTTCTCTTTCTCATGGCCAGCTCCTTTTTCAGTTGCTCCACGGACTTGCCTTTGAGGTACTCCTGATGAAGTTCCTCATATCGGCTCATGACCGTATCTTCCACATTCCCCAGGTTGGCCATTTGGTTGATGATTGCCCGGCGGTTGTCATTGCCCGTCTTATCGCTGCAAAACTGCGTTACGCTGGTGATCAGCGAGAAAACCTGCTCCACACAGATTTCGTTGATACGATCCTTGAATTCCTTCATCCCGACATCCACCCCGTTGTAGCAGTATTTCGAGGTGAATCCGGTCATGACGGACTGGTCGGTTCCCCGGGGCCGTTTCCAGTCCTGGGAGAGGGTTCTGAGGAAGGCATGCTCAAGGCCGTCCACCCGGAGAACCACTTCCACCTCGGTATCCACCTTCTCCTTTGTTCGGCCATCGGAGGAGAGGGGCTGCACGCTGAAATCCGAGCGGCCCGAGCTGTCCTTGTTGTACAGGCACCAGTTGAAAGCATCGTTGATGGAGGTCTTTCCCACCCCGTTATCCCCGGTAATCCGGGTGACGGGACCGAAGGCCGCATCCAGCGAATGAATGCCTTTGAACTGACGGATCTTCATCCGTTCGATAGTGATAGTTTTCATTGTGATTTATTTATAAATAATGTTTTTCAAGTATTGGAAGAGATGCGCTGATCTGCTTTTTGATTTCTTCCATGACCTCGTTGTTCGAGGATTTACGGGCCCAGGCTTTGACTGAATTCACCTCAACCGAAAGAGTGATCCCAAAGATCTCGGTGGTTGCGTTCGGCCGGGGATCGTAATTGATAATTCTCCAATCGGAGCCGTACTCCTCAGAGAGCAGATACTCTATGTCTTTACGCAAGATTGAGAGATTTTCGTCCGTCATAGCGCAGCCTCCTTAGCGGTATATTCAGGCTGAGTAGCCAGATGGCACCTTGTACGATACTCGGCGGCATACTCCGGAGTCGCTTTTTCTTCCGGGACAAAAATGGTCGTATGCGCATTGATTCGTAGGGATACGATCCGGCCCTGTTCTTTAGGTTTTTGCTTTTTCATGGCTTGGCTTATTTGGAGTGAATCGTTATCCTTTTAGGTAACAGGAGGGGTTCGAGATCATCTTTCTTGAAGAAGATCCGTTTCCCCTGCACATAGGCCGGGATAGTGCTTTTGTCTATCTGCTGGCGGATCCAGGTGCGGGATTTTCCATATGCCCTGGATGCATCTGAAATTGAAAGAAAGTTTGTCATTGCTCTTCTTTTTTGAATAGGTTATGCTTATTGGCGTATCGGATGAACTCCGCCTCGGAATGAAGGCCCAGACGGGCGAAGGCGTTCTTGATGTGGTTCTTCACCGTGTACAGTGACAGACAAAGGCTGTCTGCGATTTCCATGTGCTTGCAGCCCCTGTACAGGAGTTCCAATACACGCTGTTCCGCCTTGGAGATCCCGGACTGGAACCTCGGGTGGCAAATGATGTTTTCGTGCCGACAGATGCCACGTAAGGGGCACTGAACGTGCTCGAAATGGAACAGGGAGTTGGCATCGATGTCCTGAACGTTGTCGATGCTCGAGAAGTTGCACTTGCAGAAGTGCTCAACGATCCGGAACTGGTAATAGGACAAGTTGGGTTTGCAGCCTTTGTATTCGTTTACCAGATCTTCGTACGCATCCGGATAGAAGTCCTGTATGTTCTGAATCATAAAGCGGATTACCTCACGGCTGGATTCTTCGAGCCGATGGGGCTTTCCGTCCTTGTCCACGTACCAGACCTGATCCTCGAAGGAATAAAACTCTATGCGTTCCATAGCTCTTCAACAGGTATTCCCGAGATCTCAGATAATATTACAACGTGCGCAGGATTAGCAGGTTTGACACGCCCTGCGATCCAGTTCCTGACCGTGTAGGTATCTACGTTGCAGGCTACGGAGACCTTCTGTACGAACTCCTTTTTCGGGAACGAAGGCTCAGCTAGGCTGTGATAGTAACCTTTCAGGTTCATTTTTTGATTTTCCGCTTGATTTTCCATATATTTACAATGTGTATGTGTTATATTTGAGTGTAAAGATATAGAGTTTCTATATAATTTCCAAATTATTTGCATAGAATTTCTGCATTTAATATAAAAATTATGATATGGCAGTAAGAGAGAGGCTAAAAGAATTCATTAAACTCATTGGAATTGGGCAGAAGGCATTTGCTCAAAGCGTTGGTTTATCAGATGGTTATGTTAATGCGATTAGTAAATCGATTCAACCAGACACGCTACATAGAATTTCTATGCAATATCCAACACTCAATATAGAGTGGCTTATAACAGGCGTTGGTGAAATGCTAAAAAATTCAGATCCCGAGAAACCAAAGCCCAACCTTGACGGGATCGGTGTGCCATATTACAATGTAGATTTCATCAACGGTTACGATGTAATCATGAATGACCAAACAGTAAACCCAGAATTCTTTATCAACTTTCCATTGTACAACAACGCTACCTGCTGGGTTAACGCTTCCGGAAAATCAATGGAACCCCTTATCACTCCTGGCGACATTATCGCTATCCGCAAATTGAACGACTGGCAGACCTACCTTCTGCCCGGTGAAGTCTATGCCATTGTTACCACAGAATACCGTACCATTAAAAGGATTTTGGAGAAAGATGCCGATACTCTTATCCTTGTTCCTGAGAATCCTGATTTTGGAAGAAAAGAGATCCCTAAGAGTATCGTTTTAGAGGTGTTTCAGGTCTTAGGGTGCGTAAAGAAAGTTATATAAGTACCAGATATCATGAGAAAAACATTATTCCTGTTGTGTGCTTCATTGCTCACAATTTGTACATCTGTTGAGTTTTTATTCGCCCAGACTGAAAAGTTAGATAAGCAAGAACGGAAAGAAAGAAGGGAACTGCTTATGTCTATGTGGACCGAAAAGGAGATTAACGTTACAATTGATTTCTCTAAAGCCAATATCCACGGGAAGAGTGAAGCTGACTTTGTATATATCCAAGACGTTAGTTCTACTGAAGATTGGACCGCTCTATGGGAAAACGAGTACAAGCCGAGCCTATTCCATGATCTCTTAGGTGAATATAATACTAATATGTTCGATTATGGTTATAAAGTGAGATTCGGAAATTTTGAGAACGCGAAATATCAAATCAGATTAGTAGTGACAAGTATCCTGGAAAGTGGCACTACATATCTGAAGGTTTATGTTGAACAAAAAGATCAACAAAAGATTCTATGTTCTTTTTCGATTAGTGGAAGAGGGGGAGCCTTCGGATCAATGATCAATCTTATGGGTGATGGCTTTAAGAGAGCAGGAAAAGAATTAGCATGGCAAACAATCAAATTGTTTAATACAGGAAAGGCAACCGGGTACGAAGTATATTATTGATCATTCGCAAACATATCATTGACAATGAAAAAGATACTATTATTGGCAACCCTTCTTTTGCCTTGTTTGCTTTCCGCTCAGGAGGTCAAAGAAGTAATGCCAGAGGCAAAACCATCCAAGCGCTTTGAATACATGAGCTATTCATTCCTTACCAACAAGCTGACCTTATCTATTGATGAAGGATTCCTGGCTAATGAAAAAGGAAAAGCGAGGGGGTTTAGAAACAGTGCAGAAATGATGTCATTCTTCGGGAAAGACGGCTGGGAATTGGTTTTAGTACTAGTCCCTGAAGGGTATGATCCAACAACTAAAGCATCACGCCCGCCCATTGATTCCTACTTTAAAAAAGATGTCACCGGATGGACTGATGAAGAAATAAAAGAATTCCTCGGTAAGTATAAACTGACAAACGTAGCCTTTTTCTAAAATAATAAACGCCATGAATAAATCAACAAAAAAAAGATTTGAACCGCATTATAAATTATTGTGTGAGCATTTCGGTCTAGATGATTTTCCTTATGATCAAATGATAAGAGAGCTTAACAGAGAAGAATATTTGAAAAAATTATGCAATGAAACTTATTACTACAATTATTCAGAAATAGAGAAAAAAATTACTGAGGAAGTTTTTGACACGGCAAAATCTCTGACCATCTTTTTTGATCAAAGAGATAAAATGAGTAGCGAAGAATTCAATAAAGCTCTTATCGAAAAATATGGTGATGCGTTGAATATTGAAAGAGATATACGGGAGATCGTAAATTCCATGACCTTAAGCAATATTGATAGTAATATTAAAACGGTGAAAGGTATTGTTGTTTTCTTTTTCGTGCTATGGCTGATTTCCACCATTATCATGGTCTGGACAATACTTTCAGTTACTTCAAAAATTCTATAACAAGTCAGCACACAAATAACCACCCTGATGCATGGAAAAATCTGACCTTCCCCGAGAATACATCGAACTGGCCAATCGGTTCTTTCAAGCCCTTGAAGCGTTGAAACAACGTGATGAAATCAGGGGAATGGGAACCTTTATCCGGGAACACGACATCGACAAAAGGAACTTCTACAAAGTGAAACATTTCTCCATCCGATTCAAGCCGGAATGGCTCGTCTATTTGATTAGGGATTATAACGTATCTGCTGAGTGGCTGATGACCGGCAGAGGGGAAATGTTTAAATAGCAACGATTAACCTTAAACCTCTATATTATGAAAACAAGCGATCATTTTGATGCACAGTACAATGCAATAAGCCGATTCTACAATATTCCACTCTCAAGAAAAAGATTTAAGGATTATGCCAAAGACGGTATATTATATACATTCCATGTCTCTGAAGAAGACTATGATGCTGTATACGAGTTACAAGAATTATATAAAAATTCTGAAGATGAGTCATTCGATGCATTTTTGGCTAAAATAAATGAAAAGTATGGCGTAATTCTTCAGATAGCCGATTCTAACAGGATCGAGCAATTGGTTCAAACATGTGATAATCTACAACAAAATATCAAAACAATAAAAAACTGCGTAGTGTTCTTTGTTGTTGTGACTATTATTGGAATTATTGCGTCAATTATCGTTGCTTTTGCTTAGTATACTTGATGCTACTCAATTTGATTATTAGAACCCTAAAACCTTTTTATAATGCCCCTCATCAGCCCCACATATACCATCAGCATCCTTTCA